CTGGGCGATCTGCTTAGAGTTATAGGGTATTTTAGGTTTCCACTTTCCTCTTTTCTTTGTAAAGTGACATCTTGGATAACTGTTCTCCCTAATTTCTTTTCTTAGGAATCTTTTATACATTTATTATATTATTGTCAGAGATCCATTGGAATTACGGACTTTTCTTTCTACAATTCTTCCATCTATTACCATCCATGAAATATAGTTTTGATTATATCCAAGGGAGGTAAAAAAGTCAATAGCATCATCGTATTCATAGAATAAATCTTCGGCTTCTTTATCAAGATCTAATATATCCAGATCTCCCACACTCAAATCACATACTGCTATTCTCATAAACTACTCTTTGTATTTCTATTCTCTCCAAAATAAATCAGTTCTGTTTATCCATTGGCTACCTTCTTTTCTATAGAATCTTTGATTGGTTCTATATGAAGTTAATGGGCCTAATGCTTTTATATAGGGACCAACTTTATAAAAGTCTAAAAGGTTTAGATCTATAGTTGTCGGTAGCTCTTCTCTCCCTGTATAATAGCCTATTTTAAGATTATAATTATCTTTTATATGGGATATTAATGGATTTAACTCTCCAGGGTCTCCCCCTTCTCCCATAAAGCAGATACAGGTTATCCCTTTGTTCTCCTCTATAAGTCTGTTGAGTGACTCATTATCAAGATGCTCTCCTATATCTTCTGCAAGATAGGGAGAGTGGCATCCTTCACAATGACATGTACATCCTGAGACATTTATAGCAAGAGTTATCTCATCAGGAACTTCCTGAAATACTATTCTCACATCTACATATTTCATCTTCTTCTACATGCTGCGCACAATAAGAGTATTACAGATAATACAATACTCCCTAAGAACGGGCTAAGCACCCACCACCATGACCAATCTATGACCTTGCAGAGCTTTAAAATGACAAAAGCGACAGTAAGATGCTCAAATAATGGGCCAATTCTAATATTTACGTTTTCACTCATATTGACTATATATTCTTTTAGCAACTTCTATTTGTCTAGCCCTGCTATATGAACTAATAGGGCGTAGGAAGCCTATGATGCGTACCCACCAATCTATATCTTTGCTGTGGCATATAGGGCATTCTTTAATAGGAGCATTAACTGTATGTCCACAACTTTTGCATTCACTCATAGGAATATTGAATGTAAAATAGTTGCATCCTTCCTTAACAGCTACATCTATCAAATGTGAATATTGCTCTTTACTCAGATGCTCCATTAAATGTATATGGGAAGCTTGTCCACCTCCACAATATGTACTTACGTCCTTTCCATGTAGTTTTAGCTTATCAAGAACTGATATCTTATCATCCCACTGTTTAAAGAAATAACTACTATATAAGTTCTGGTCCTCAGGAACTTTATAACCTGACTCTTTATCCCATTCATAGAACTTAACTGCCAGATTCTCTCCAGGGATAGCCTCTAGATTAAATACAAAGGGCCTTTCTTTATCATTTATTGAGTGTAGCTTATTCTGTTCCTGGATAGTACTGAATATCTCCTTAAGAAATCTTTTATACTCCTCATTATTAGATATTTCTAATCCAAGGAATTCTGCTGCTTCACAATATCCTATAACACCAATTGTGCAATAGAGCTTCTTCATATAGATATATCCAGCATTAGACGAAGAATACATCCCTCTGCTCTCCATATCATATATCAAGGTTTTATAGGCTATCTGATACTTATAAACTCTCTCTAATATATCTGTAAGATAAGACTTGAGCTCTGAATAATTTCGACTGACCTTATGAATCTTGTAACAGTCTTGGACTATTCTATTCAAGTTAAGTGTAATGACGTTTACACTTCCTGTCATAATTCCAGTTAATCCTATAGTTGAGTTAAATGTATTTTCAGTAATTTCATTCTGAACTCTACAGCATGATGAGATGCTATTAGGATTATTACTTAAATAAAGAAAGAAACTACTTCCTTTTGCCCATTCCTCAGCTACCCAATCTTTACAATCCTTATCCAAACAGTCATTACCATCATGAAGCATACATACAGAAGTCACTGGAAATGTAAGAGGTTTTATTAATCTTAACTCTCTTAACAATTCCATAAAGATTCTTTGGAGTGTGTCTATAGCTTTCCATTCAGGTTTCGTTCCATCAGGATAATAAAAGTCTTCAAAGAGGGCCTTATAATAATACTTATCAAAGAAATTCAAGTTAGAAAAGGGAGAATTATAGCTTCTATTTCCGGCAGGCTGATTAATGCCATATATGAATTGTTTCATCCCTTTTCTTATGACATCTTTGACAGTTCTTTGCTTCTCAAATATAGGAGTTGTAGCACTATAATCAAGACAGCTATACCATTCAGAGCCAAACTCTTTGATTACATAATAATTAAGAGCTACTATATAATCACCCATAGCTACTGCTCCTCTTACTTGAGAAGAAAGCAAGAACATAAGATTAGTCACTTGTCCACTAAATGACTGAATATCATTGGGAGCAGATGGTGTTACTCCATCTATATCTCTAGTACCATTAATCATTAATGGGTAGAGAGTACAGGCCATGCAGTAAGGTTTTAAAGCAGGAGTCTGACTTTCATCATGAGCATAGATAATATGAGAATTCAAATCCTCCTCATACTTATCTGCTACTTCAGGAAACAACTCATGCAATTTGCTCTTCATCCTCTGCCGCTGAATGATTCTATTAGTAGTTTTAAATACTTCACCTTCAAGATTGGCTACATTCTTCATAGTTACATTGGCATTAGCATCTGTCTCTGATGAAGTAGCCGCATTTTCTGTAGATCGACTATATTCATCCATATAATCCAATCTATCTTTGATAAATCTAGCTTGCTTATGAGAATCCCTGTACAAGATATAGGATTTAGCAACATCAAAGAATCTATCATTCATAAGAATAGTTTCTACTTTATCCTGTATTTCCTCCACACCGATAGTATCCCCATCTACTTGAGAGAATAAAGAATCTATCATTCCTACTAGATAATAAGGCATTTGCTTATTAACAGATTTAAAAGCCAAATATACAGCTCTTTGAATCTTATCAATATCAAATTCCTCCTTAGTTCCATCCCTTTTAATTACTATCATATTTATTCTTTATTTAACCATTCCTTTATATCATTAATAGTACTAATCCCCATAGGAAGTATTGAATTACTAGTTAAATAATAATTAAGCTCCTTAACTATATTTCTCCAGTTTCTACACTTATATTGATGGTTTTCTCCATAAGTGCAGTCAGTAATAGCTTGAGTATCTGGATATATCCAGATAAGGGGTTGTAAAGTATATCTATTTATCACTATAAATCTATAATCTAATAACTTATAATCCTTATATAAGGGGTCTTTATCAAGATTCTGTCTTATGATATACCAGTACAGCTGAGCTTGAATCCACAATTTTATTCAACTAAGTGCGTTACTCTTAGCCAGTTCTCTTATGAACTTCTATATGTTTCCATATAGTTTGGACTATATCTTCACCCATTTCTGGGGCCCTGCTTTTCCAATCACTTGATTGTACTCTTATTAAGATAGTCTCTGCACCTTCCTCATATGAGGCTTGGCTCATGATTGCCCTTAGCATTATCTATTAGGGGTTTCCATGAATTAACAGGGTTTTTTATTATTGCAGATTACTCTGCCGGGATACAAGATTCATATATTTATTTTGTTTATATCCCCATTTATAGAATGATTTATAGAATACCCATTCAGGTGAAGATGTAGTCTTTAGATCACAGGGAATAATAGTTTTATCACTATGATTTACGATTATTTGATCCGCCATACATCTGAGTGAAATATCCTCATAACTCCCCTTAAACTTTAATTGGTAGAATCTCTGAATAGATTCAAAAGGATTGTCAGATTCAAAATACCATTTAGTAGCCTCACAAGTTTTTAATCTTTCCACACATCTCCCAGCACTTTGATAATCCTCAGCACTTACAAGAGTTTTATTTGAACATAAGAAAAGAAGATCATAATAATCATTGCATTCTTCCTTAATCTTCTTAACTCTATATTGAGCATATTTAGGATTAGCATAATATCCATTTTCTTGTGCAATAGTAGAGATGATGTTGTCTGGAATAGATTCCAGATTTGTATAGGTCTCATGACAAAGGTCGAATAATATCTTGGTTATTAGGGCAAGATTATCACTTATATCAGGAAGTAAAGCTATCTCAAACTTATTATCAAATTCTTCTTCAGTTCCTGTTAGAAGGGTATCTACCATGCTACCAAAAGTAAGAGAAGGAGAATCAATCCTAGTGAACACCTTATTGAGGTTTTCAAATCCCTCTCTATTAAATCTAGCTATAGTAGAATAAGAATAAGCAGGGTCAGCTCTATACTCTTCTTCAGAGCATTTCCATGATATATCATATAATGATGTTACTTTATTCATCAGTAATACTCCTCTTCATTTGTTCCGAACTCTACAAAATTCTCATCATAATAATCCTCAAAAGGTTCTAGCTGAGCCACATAAACATCTACTTCGGTCTTTAGTTTACGTAATTCTATAAGATTAACCTTTAAGTACTCTTCTCTTGGATTATCATCATTCCTGCTCTTCTTGACCATGTAAAGAGCTGAATCTACTAATGCCTTTAAAGAATCAAAGTCTCTTTCTCTTAAGAAGTTAAGGCCTAGGGGAATATCCCTTTCAGGAAGAGAAGATATAAGAGAGGCAACTCTAGATAATGCTTTACTCATAATTGATTTATTATATTTATAGCCTGTATCATTTGTGTAACGCTATGACGTTTCTAGCACATATATTTCATCCCATCGTTTCTATCTTCAAGATACCTAAGAAACATCTTTTTCTTGATAGGATAAGTATCATTCTCCTTCCCCTTAACATCAAAGTATATCTTATATATCCCCTTAGTAACTATGAAATCAGGGGTATAGGTTATATTAACTATAGCTCTGTCTCTTATAGTAATATCTTTATCATATCTACCTGCAGCTCTTCTTCTAGGAGCATATATAGTAACGTTTTCTGGTTTAAAGCCTTCTAATAGGACTATTTTTTCTCCCTCATATAAGAAATCCAAGCCAGAGTGCTCTAATTTTTTGTAACAAGAGCACTCTAGCCTACTCTTAAATTTTATGTTGTTATAACTTATTGGAGATGCCCCTAATATCCTTTTATTAACAGAATCCATTAGAATATTTTACCGAAATATGATTCAAGGATATCCCTAGCATACTGAGCATCTTCTATAGTTCTAAAAGCTGCAAAATTCTTATAGCTCCTAATATGGCTTTTATTCACCTCTACGATATTTCCATTAAAAGCAGATATAGCAAATATTCTAGGACTCTGACTGATATGATCATCATAATTCTTGTCCAGCTCTACAGCTATCTCTTTAAGGAAAATGCCAGCAGCACTTCCAGGGTAAATGCAATGTAAAGTTAGAAATATTCCTAGATGGTCACTAGGCATATATTCTGAAAATTTTCTATCTATTTTTTCATAGATCCCAGATACATCAAGCTTATGAATCTTCTTCAGTACTCCTTTAGATATAAGTTCAGGAATATTTTCTTCTGTTATAGTGATATGGGAGATAAGATGATATTTTCTATCATCCAATTCAGCCACTAGACACTTTGTTGTTACAACATCTCCAACCTTAACCTCCTTGTTAGTTTCTGTATTTATCAGTGTTATCATATTAAGTATTTTATAGAATTATTAAATTTCTTGATACCATTCTATTGTTTCTCCATATTTACCAATTAATAATTCATCAATTTTATTAAACAGTGTTGAAGGCATTTTAGTTCCAATCCTAGCATAATATGCAGGATGGTTTTCTTCAAGAATAGTATTGAAGTTCTTGTTAATATACGGTTTAAATGATTGAGCTTGTCTGCCAAATAGGACATATATTATGCCAGTCTCATTGTCAGATAATCTCTTCAAGAGATTAGCTATGAAAGGTCTCCATAGCATTACGTGAGATCCTATTCTATTCATCTCCACAGTAAGGGCTGAGTTAATCATTAGAATTCCCTGCTTAGCCCAAATTTCTAAAGAGTTGTCAAAGGTAATATGATTATGCGGAATTTCAAAGTTTATAACAGCTTCTTTTATTATTTGTAAAGAAGGAGATAAGTTTTCTTCTATAACTTCTTTATTATTACCAAATAATATTCCTGTAGCAACACCTTTTTGAGGAAATGGATCTTGACCTAGCATTACAACCTTTAGTTTATCATAAGGGCACAATTTGAATGCTTTGAATACATTTTCTTGACTAGGACAGATAGGAGCTCTCTTATATTCTGCATTTAATCTATTTAATATAGGTATAAGCTGATTTCTATCAATTACTCTCATCCATCTTCCAAAGTAATCATCAATCTTCATCTATAGGAAAGGCATTTATAAGTATGTTTCGTGCATAAGTGGAAAGATCCCAAATATCATTTCCTCCAGGTATCTTAGGAATTCTGTACATAGTCCTTAAATTTCTTACCTCAATTCGTACTTTACAATTACCGCTATGTATACCATAATAGAAGAGGTGAGTAGCATAGAAAGGAATCATAGTATTCCTAATAAATGTATTTAATTTTGATTTAGCAGTGAATACTAGGTAATCAATATATAAAATAGGGGTAATTCCTCTATCTAATCTGTTAAATTCGTAGACAGGAGCTATTATAGGAGCCTCCTCATCAAATATAGTGTGTCCTGAACAATAGTAATATTTCTCATCTAGATTAATTCTAATGAGTTGGTTGCTTCCCTTACACTCATTTCCCATTATATTAATTAGCTGCTGAGGGGATTTAACAGTTTTATTATGGCCACCATAACACATGGCAGTTAGTACTTCTCCTCTTTCTGTGCCTGCAAATTGACGCATAAATTGAGACATACTCTCAGCAGGTACTATTAGGATTTTATTCCCTAGATCTAATGAGTGCACAAATATTTTAGTGGCATTCTCAAGATTATTAGGAAGAAGTAAGCTTGAATCATCAAAGATACTAGTAAGAGAATTAATTAATTTATTTGTCATGGCTCAGTGGTGAAATACATACGTTTTGCATCATAATAAGTATAAAAGGGCAAATCCCTATCCAATACATGATCAACTTGATTAGATACAAAATTTACAAATAAGTTAACAATAACTGAAGCTATCATACTAGCAGTAAAGGTAGTTTGTTTATAGCTACATATGGTCTCTTCAGCTTCTTCATCTGAAAACAGATAATCATGAGAATATCTATGCATACTATAGTTATCACTACCTTTTATACAAAAAACTTGAAATTCCTCTGCTGCAAGTCTACCATCTATAAATAAACAATTTTCTTTATTATCTATACCCCCTTCTGCTACATGCTCTAACCATTTTTCAAAGAAGACACTCCTAGCCGTCATATTATCAAATCCACAAATCATTATATCACTTGAATAGGAAGTTTCTTCTGTAAAGGCTTCTTTAATAGTTGAATAATCATAGAAATCACTATACCTTGTCATGACTTTACCAACAGAACTAGTCTTAGAATTGCCTATATCATGTACTCCATACAGTTGTCCACTCAGGTTAGATTCCTCTACATAGTCGGGATCCATTATTAATATACGATGAGGTTGGAGTCTGGATAATAGAAAAGCTACATGACTACCTATTCCCCCAAGCCCGGCTAGTAAGATATCCTGATCTTTAACTCTTTGGTACCACGGGGCAGAACTAAATCTACTGGTAGAAGTATCCAAGAGTGCTGACTTTTCATTTTTAGGTATAGCTGGAGAGGAAAAATGTTCCTGATAGATTTCTTCAATAGTGGCATTTAATAATGCCTCCTCTTGTTCATTCAATATCTCATTCATATATGAAATCTTTTAATATATTTACATACTCTTCTATATACTTATTTGGCTTTAATTTATTCAATCTATAGGTCAAACCCCTAGCTATTTTATCGGCAATGTCCATATCACTTCCTTCTAATTCTTGTCTTTGAGAGTAACTACATAGAAACTCAACATAGGGAGCCGCCCACATCTGGAAATTCTGGAATCCTCCAGACCCTTTTCCAAATCTCCTATCATAAATATACACCATATTATCAGCCCATTCTGTGACATCAACTTTGTTGATGTTGGGTAGCATCACAGATCCTGTGATAAGCTGTAGCAATAGCTCATCTATAATTTCTTCTTCCTGTTCTGATTCATAGGGAATTTGATCGGATGCAGGTGTAGATTTAGTTGAGAGCCTACCTGAATTATTACTAATAAGTAAAGGCTCTTTATATTTAGGAGAGGAATCATTAAACTTACTATTCTCTAGTTCATTAATCCTATGTAACCAATCTCCTGGCAAATATTCTTCATCATCTCTTATCACATTTAGAGGGAACCACTCTATTATTTGATCTTCATCTTCAGATTCGACCTCCGAAGTAATAAGTTCATCATTGAATGTATTGTACGATATATGCCTTACTACATTAGCTCGTGTTATTCTTCTAGTAATTGCAGCGTTATATATTCCCTCGTTGTTTACAATCAGAGATAAAAAATGATTTCTTTCTTCTCCTTCTGTCCTTAGGGTGCCCATATCTACACTACTGAAAAATGTTGACATTTGGTGGTGGGAATGAATCAATCCAATTTGGCAATCCAATAATTCCTGATTATCGGCCATATAGGCAATTACATCTGGAGACATCATAAACTCTGTAGAGGCATAGCTCCCAATATCCATTGGATATATATCAACACATTCAATATATAGAGAATTGTCTTCAAAATTACCAAATGGCTTATAAAATAATAAGCCAGACCATTCTCTGTCATTTATTCTTGAGCATAAATATCTTATTTTATATTCTATTGTCTGTGGAATAAATAAATCATAAATATTTGATCTGCCTACTAAAGGTAGGCGTTCTTTCTTAATGTCAACCATGATAATTTATAGTAGCAAGTATTTTATTTAAAATATAAGAAGCTATGTTAGGAGATACAATAGTTACATATTCAACATTTGTATCAGTAGGATGACTGCCTACGATTTTGACTAGGACCGGCCTTCCTTTAAATATGCACAACCGCTTCCCTCTAATATTATCTTCTACACTAATATTTTCATCCCCTCCTATATATAATCCCTTATTCATGTACATTACATTATATAGTAGCATATTGGTATCAATATTACCTCTATTAGAATCATTTCGAGAATTGCTCCATTGTATAAATATGTCACTTAGCATAAGAACGTAATCCCTAAAGGGCATACCAAGTTGAAAACAATTATCCCTATATACAATAGGTAATTTAATATGTCTTACTAAATACGGGATGAAAGGCTCAATCTCCAGTGCTATTGTATGGTGGGTACCCAGAGAGGTATATGAGAGTTCCCTTGGCCTTATATTAGCTACCTCTCTAAGATAGTGATATGGCACTCCGTTAACAGATTCGGTTTCAACAAACTTTTGTAGTTCAACACAGAATAACATCCAGATATCAGAATCTGAGGAACTGGTCAATGTACATACTGTATCCCTAATAGGCCCTCTTCCTAGACATGGTGCCACAAACATATTGTCCTCATCCGTGGAAATAAACCTTACATGAGAATGCATGTAATTCTTTGCGAGTTCTGCTTTTGTATACTCTGCTCTACCTAAAGCTGGAGGCTGCGCAAGAGTGCCGTCCGTATAAATAGAAAATTTTACATAAAGCTCAGAGATAATTAAGGACTCATTTCTTTCGTTTGAGATGCGCACCTTTGGGAAATATATAAGTGTAGTATTTGCAATTAGACCTTCCTGCATATCTACATGTTCTTCCCCATAGAAGTCATTTAATATCTCAAGAACCCTTTGTTGGTCACAAGTCATAATTAAAATATATCTTAAATTCTTTGACATAAAAAATAGGGGGATGAGCTTCATCCCCCTATTTAATCCTTATTACTTTAAAAAATCGAACATATTATCTATTTCTGATCTTGAATAGGGACTGTTCTCTAATTCATCAGGTTCACAGGAGGATCTTCTGTACAGGACATCATGTAATTCGTCCTCTTCTGTCAGAGTAATATAATCATTATCTCGGAGTATAGCAACCAGATGAATGAATGCCCTTCTTAAGGCCTTAAATTCAGCTTCAGGTGCAGTTTCTACCTTTGTATCTTCACATGCACAGCTTTCAGTAGAATTTTCTGCAATGAGGTGAATGAGGTCATTATCTGAACATTGAGTATAGACCTTATTATACTTTTCTTTACATTTATATTCAAGATTAGATCTCTTGATCTCTTCGTACAGTTTCTGTCTCCTGGGAGAGAGTACACCAGATGCTATCTTCTTATTAGGATTAGTTAACATGAATACTAGTTCATTTGTCACTTGCCCCTTGTAGGAGATATCATGAGGTAAGAGAGACTTGTTATCTTTTAACTCAGTTTTGGAGAGGCCCTCATAAAAAGTCATTCCTCCATAATCTATACCAGCTGCTTCCAGATCTCTCTTAAGCTCCTCCAGAGTAGTAGCTGCTGACATAATGATCTGTTTTCTTTGGGTTTTAGTAGAAATTACTGTGATTCTCCTTGCTTCCATTTTAATTATTATTTAAAGTTTTGAATCTTTATTTTATAGATTTATTTAAAATTAAAGAGAGGTAATACTACTTTAAGAAACTCAGATTTACCTTTGACTAGCATTAGATCACTAATATCTTTCCCACCACTGAACTTGGGCAACACCACATTAGTAAATCCAGTGCTCTTAGCCAATTTATCACCATCAATAATTCCAGCATCATCATTATCAAATAAGATGCATATCTTTTTATATCTTCTCTTCAATTCATTAATGGCTGTGTTACTTATATTGTACCCCTCTCCTTGAACTGCTATAGCTGGTATACCAGTATTAGCCCATAAGCAAAGAGCATCTTTAAGAGAAGAACATATACAAATGATATTCCCACTCTCAGGTACTTTGGTCCACAGGCTTATCACTGATCTGTCGTGTCTATTACACCACTTATATCTCTTATCTTTGCTATAGGGTTGGTATATCTTCAAGGTAACCTTCCCCTCTTTATGTTCAACATAAGCATAAGCATATTTATCAGCTCTGAATACATATCTATGACCGTCTTTTAATATAATCTTATGAGATACGGGATATACCTCGGCAAACTTGAGCCACTGAAGACTAATTCCATAAGATTCCCAATATTCAATATCATATTTTCTCCATTCCCTTATTTTACACCGAAGATCTACATTCTTATTATAACCTCCAGAAGCAGAAATATGACAAGGAGTAGTTGCTTTTATATTAGTTCCTATTGTAAATTTAGGTATATCCTCATCTATTCTTTTTAAAACATCTATATAGTCACAACTCCACATTTTTCCTAGTAAATCAAAAAGGCCTCCTCTATCCTTAGTAGATAGGTCTGTATAGAATATTCTTTTACCATCCATAGAATATAATCCGAATGAGGGTCTTTTATCTTGTCTTAGAGGAGAGTTCATAACACAAGGGACTCTAGTTACACCTAGATAATAAAAAAGAATATCTGCTTCGGTTACTCTGCTTAAGATGTCTTCTAAGCTTATAGAACTTTTACCAGAACTGACAGACATGCATTTATGTTATTTTTAATTTAGTTACTAAAGAACCAGGGGGAAGAGGAGTCCACTTCAAAGGGAGCTTTATCTTCCTGTGTAGAAGTACTTGTAAAGTCAGTTGACTCTACGGAATATTCCTTTAAGTCACATACCTCAAATTCAGTAGAGGGATATGCCCCATTAGCTTTTCTGGTCTGCATATCCACGTCTAACCCACTATAATCGGTGATATTATTCTTCAAGAACTTCTGGGTATATACAGCCTGATACTGCTTGTTATCATCAGTAGCTTTTACTCCAAAGAGAACTTTTACCTTATTCTTAGGCTGTAAGGCTATGGCCTCTCTTAATTCAGAAAAATCTCCTTTAAAATAGGCTTCTATATTATCTAATCTAGCCTCTGCTTCAGTTTTATCTTTAATATCTATTATTCTCCCACTCTTATCCTTATATGATTTATTAGGAATGTTCAGATATGCTTTGATAAAGCCAGTGAGATCTTCTTCTCCTATATAGGCAGGCCTAAAATCAGCAGGCTCAAACCAACTAAGAGTTTCCGGAATAGTCTTGGTGGCAAGATTCTCCTTGGGAATCCAAGTAGTTTCTCCATATTTATTTATTACCTGAATCTTAGTATTATCCCTATTGAATCTAGCCTCCCTACTCAAAAAGAATGAAATCTTAGTTTTCATGTCAATTCCATTGCATCTATTAGAGTCGGTCTGCACAATAAAGTCTATTCTTACTTGAGGTACTTTATGTCTGTTTCCTTCCTGACCAACTTCAATCTCACTGATATATTCAGGATCATTCTCAAGTGTTGTATCATAAATCTGCTCAAGTTCTGCTTTAGTAGGATTTACAGCCAGTACATAAACAGGCGCAACACCTATATATCTTTTAATAGATGCTCCCTCCGTAGACTCTTTACCATTGGCAAAAGCCATAAATGCGAAATTAATTTTATTCATTCTAAAATGTAATTTTAAATGTGTTTTATATATTACTAATCATTATCCTGTTCATAATCCTCAATTATCTCACTAGGTTCTATAGGTTCTGGTATGAGGACCTCATAAACATTCTTTTCCTGATTGAACCTTACTGCACTAGCTCTGGGCTCATATTTAGTAACTTTGATGGGTTTTCCTTCCTTATCTATCTTTCCAGTATCTTCAATCCTCTTTTCCACCAGGTATTCACTAGTGAATCCGCCAGTCAAAGAGATAACCCCCATCTCATGACCACTAATTTCTTTGCAGACACTGTCATATTCCTCTCTGAGTTCATCGAGTTTAGATATAATCTTATTCTTCTTAGTTACTAATGGGTTTACATTCTGTGCTACCCTTTTGATGGATGCCATCTGGCGAACTGTTAATTCTTTTGTCATAATCCTTGGTTTAAATTAAAATATTTTTAATAATTTTATTCCTCTGTTAGATACATTATATACTCTTGTAATGAAATATTTCTTCTCGAAATGATTTAATGCTTCTAATGTATATTTATATACAAGCATTGGTGAGCACCTTAATGCATCTTTAAGTCTTTCTATGTCTTCTTTCTTCTTACCCCATTCTATACAGTATTCTTCAATTATATTTAAAGAATCTTCAAGGTTGGGCTCTTTGGATAAAAACTTTAATAACCTCTTTCTATCCATAATATTCCCGCATGGCATCTAAGACTAAGTTCAAGTCATTAGGGATGAAGTCCTCTTTGAACATGTCTGCCGGAGATTTAGCCGGTATTTCAATGTTTCCTTCCATGCATCTATGGGTATAGAATCCATAAATAGGCCTCTTATTATCGTCATATTTAACAGAAGAGAAAAGCACCATTGGTACCACTTCCATAGGGTTGTAAGAATTATCTATCATCTTACCTATCGTAGAGGGCTTATAAGAGATTATTACATTGTCTGATACTACCTCCTCACAATGCATAATTAAAAATACGTTAATATCAGACCTTAAGTTCTCAGCTGTCTGTATAATAGACTGAAAATGGGAAGCTATATCTACAAATTTATTATAAGAACTGATTTTAGCAGTCTTAAAATATTCTTTTCTCATTATATATGTTATATCTTCAACTACTATATTCTTAACATAAGAAGCATTCTTACTGATACTCTCCATATAATTTACTATAGTAGTATAATCATCTATATTGAAGAGATTCTTATTATCTTCATTATAGAGGCTTTTGCCTTCCCTTAAAAGAAGCCTCTTCTTCAGCACATTAAAGATTACCGTTTCTTTTGGGTTAAGCCCTTTAATTGAAGTGGACTTACCTGTGCCTGATTTTCCTAATATTAAAATTACGTTTGCCAAGATTAACCTCCTTTCTTAATTTATTTAATTTATATTTTGATTCTGATGGTTTTGATATGAAACTAAAGAAAGATTTACTGGTCCTCCTAGATTCCAAAGAATTTATATAGTCATAAACTTTTGATAATTCCCTGGTATTATCAGGTTTAGGAAGCTCATAGAAAATGGAAGAAGCACCGTTAAAGAATAAGGGACATATATTTCCTGTCGCCCCATAATGCCTGTCTTCTATTACTTCCATAAATCTTATATAGTTCTTGAATCTTTTAATATCATAGCCTTCATATACAGCCAATCCATATTTAAATGGGCTATAAAGGCCTATTACTATATCTGCCACATTGTTATCTTAGCAGCTCTTTATCTGCTAAATCTGCAGTTTCATTTCATTATATCTGCAGGTCGGACTATCTCTTCATATTCCACTTAGTATTGGTATACGTAGGAATATGTCATGCACTCTTGCCACTTCATCTTCTTCAGCACCACCCGGTAAGAAGGTATGTGGTAGTCTCTGTTCCTTCACAATATTTCTATTGTGCTTGGATAAGGGTTATCTGTCTCCAGACTTTCCCAGATTCACATGATTAAGAGACAATTAATTTATACATCATAGTATTATGCATATAGGGAAGGACAAGTTCTTCAAACGCTGGATACTGCTTAGTTGGTAGATATAAAGTTCCATTTTTAGTTATATTAAACACAATCCCAAACTTAGCAACTAGCATATCATTAAATATGGAACACTCTTCTACAGTAAAACAGTTTGTGGCTATACCTACTGTTTTTCCTAGTCTATATCCATCGTCCATAAACATCACAGCTAAAGACAATTCATTAAAGCTTTCTAAATATTCAGAAGTTATAGTCTTTTTACCATTCTTATAGAGATTATTATAAATAGGTAGAAGTACTGGATTAGCTGGCAATCTACATATAGCAGATTCATAATATAATCCGGTTCTTTTATCTATAGTTTTTCTCTTAGATGTTGAAAACTTCGCTCCTAATGATTCTAATTCTTTAGCTTTCCACTTACAATACTCCAATTGTTTAATTCCATGTTCACAAGTAAAAATAGGATTAATATTAGTCTTCCTTAAGGAGGCATCTCCTAATAAAGAGCCTAATATAATAGACCTCTGTCTGTCTGTCATTTCTATAGCTTTATTAATAAGTAAATTATCCCTCTGTATATTGTTTCTTTTTCTAAAAAAGTATACAGAAATCTCTTTCACTCCTAGTAATTCAGCTATTTCTCTATCTGTCTTACCTTCTCTAACTAGTTTTTCCGCTTCTGTATAATTCATCTTCCTAAAAGATAAATATGAGAAGTTTGAAGCTAATCCTAATTTACTTCTATGAAACTGTATTAATTGTCTTGAAACATTCATTATAGACGCTATTTCCGCATCTGTTTTACCTTCCTTATGTAATTCTACTAATCTTTGTTTATCCATAAATATTAGATTTTATATTTGTGGCACAAAGATACGTAAAATATTTGATATATGCAAATCTACTGATGAAATACTTATCTTATCTCTCGATGTCACTTTACAATCCGCGAGACCATCAGATGATGGTTTTATTCTTCCTAATTTGAATGATTCGTTACCTTCTTTATCTTGCATTTCGTTACATACAGACTCTTTATTCTGTACTCTCCTCATTTCTAAGGAGTATCGGACTATATCTTCACTCCATTGAGTGTGGGATTCTCGTGTCTCCATTATATTCTTCTTTGCAGAAGTTTCAGGAGTTAGTCTCTGAACCTTCAAATGCCTTTTAAAGCATAAGCTCGGCTGCTGATTACCTTATGTATCCACTTAGGCTTCCAGCAATTCTTCCCATTTATCCAGACCCAACTGATTCATTCAAATAATTTGTATCTCATAGATTTACATATGTAGGGGCTTACAAGAGATGTAAATATCTCTCTGCTTCCTGCCCTTACATAAATGACGGGTTTTTCATGAAACATATGGATTGATGTCAATATATTGTACTTTTCTAGCAACAATCCCTGTAAATATTTCACGTCCTCCATGGAAAATCCTTCAGTATGTAAATAATAGGAACAGTTATTCCTGGTACCGTCATCCATAAACCACACGGCAATACTTATAGGAGTAAGATACCTGTCAATGCCTTTGGGCACGACCTTCTTTCCTTCAGGATACCAGGCATCCCTCCAACTGTTGAATGTTATGCTTCTGGTAGTCTTCAAATCCACTCTCCCATGACATATGCAGACTCTTCCTTCTATGATACTTTCGGTCTCAGCAAGACTTTCCGTATAGTGTACCTTCATCCCTTCCTTTTCAAAGAGTTCCTTAAGATATAACACATAGTCTTTCTGTCTATAGGAATGTCCGCAAGTTACAGAACTGTTGAGGACCTTGACCGGCTCACAGTCCCTCCTGTATTTAGTGACTGAAGAATCTCCCAGCAATGTCCCTGTAAGTATTTCCTTGGCTCTCTGTGAGATTTCTATAGGATGGTTCCTGTCAGTATTATTGATTTTCTGCTGGGCAATCCTATCCCTTTTTATGCTCAGTTTCCTGAAATAGTACTGTACGGTTCCTTTGGAATACCCTATCTTTCTTGCAATATCATTGTATGACATTGTGGGGTGTTCCTTTAAAATTTCCTTGATTTGTCCTTCTGTACTCATAAATATATAATTTATAGAGTACAAAGGTACTAAAATTATTTGAATTATGCAAACGTAAAGCCTGGTGTTGTATAAGCACAACTATCATATTTAGCTGAGACTTGAGAGTTATAGCATATTTGGACATCTTATTAATGGTTCCCCAAATATCCATACCCTTTTCAGTAGAGAGGTTTGAGGCATTGTCTATGAGTACAAATACATACATATTTGGATCATTCCAAGTAAATGGATTAATAGGATCCAACATTTGCCTCTCCTCTAACTTTCCTGTTATTTCATTGGCCTTTTCATATGTAGTATAGTTATAATGCCCATTCGATTCAGCAAAATCTCTACAATATTTGTTTACTCCGGTAGGATTTTTGATGCTATCTATATACTCTACAACCTCTTCAAACTTTCTAATATAGGTCTTGTACCTTTCACTTTCAAGAAGCTCAAATATGTGAATATCTACAGGTTTATCCTTGTCAGTACTCTTTAAATTAGTATTTGTCATGTAGATTCCATCAAGTCTTGCTAATAAATGACAGAGAAATTCATTATATTTCTCTTTAGGAGACATTTCTAAGGTAAAATATAATACCTTAGCCTTGAATTCAGGATGTTCTACCATGAAAAATATGAGCTCATAGACCCATAAATAATCACATAGTTTACTCTTCCCAACTTTTTGATTGGCTGAGAGAATGATGTATTTCCCCTGTTCAGTACCTGGTAGGATATTCCTATATCTTGGAAAGGGCAAGGGAAGACAATTCCACTCTCCTTTAATTACTCTTTCCCTTCTATTTTTTAAGTCTCTTATTATTTCATCAAATTTCATAGTAATGTGGATGTCCAATCATTTCTCAAATTCTCTTCCTGACCATAATTCTCAATATAGTTCATTAATTCAGATTCCCCTTCTACTTCTCCGGCAGCCCCTATCTTTTCTTTTAATATAAAATACTTCAAGAGCTTCATATATCTATAGCTCCCATTAAAGCTATCTACATATTTAGAAGCAGCATGGAGTATCTTATTTCCCAGAAACTTATTAAATTCTTCTTTGTTAAGTTTAGAAAACTCCTCCTTGAATTCATTTCTTATATATTCTTCATATTTCTTCAGGAACAACTTTAATCTTCTTACTATCAGAGCTGTTCCTTCAGCCCAATAATAATTAGTTCCTTCCTTTTTACCTTTAGGGAAGATTTCCTTTAATTTAGTGGCTATCTCAAGTAGGAAATCATCTCCAGAATTCTTTGGTTCATCAGAGTCAATAATAGTGGAATCCAATACTTCAGTACCTCTATTTGTTAATCTCCATCCAATCTGTTGAAATGTCTCATTCCTGTCTGCTGTCAATAGTCCTTTTTGTATCAAGCTTTCTTTAGTTAGCTCTAGATTAATTTTATTATGAATTATTATCATATATAAGGCTTCATCTAGGGTTATACCATGCTTAGCAGCAGACTCCTTATTAAGTCTTATTGTCATATTTCTAAATCCTCTAATCTTTCTACTTTTATTATATAAGTTTCATCAATCCCATCGAGAGCCTTCTTAAGATACTCCTCATCTCTTGTATTTTCATAATATAGAATAAACTGTATAGGATCTTCAGCTCTTAAACTTCTACCAAATTTCTGTATGAAAGCTCTCTCTTTTCCATCAAGCTGAATAATAACTCCCACTTGAATATCTACTAAATTCTGCCCTTCCTGTAATAAACCCACAGCAAATAAGCTGCTAATCTCTTTTCTATTAAATTTCTCAATTATTTGTAAAGATTTATTTTCCTCTGAATGAACAGCATTTCTCCCTCCTAATATCCTTGCTTGATCAATACTAGAGCAGAAACATATTAATCTTTTATCTTTGATTCTATTAAGAAGATTCGAGGCCACTATAGTTTTAAGGTCTCCGAGAAATCTCTTTCTCTGCAAACCACATTGTAGCCACTTTGTTTTCATAAATTCTACTCTAGAAGTAAGATACCTGCTCTTCCAATATTCACACTTATTTGTCAGATAGTCATATTTTTGCTTTGCTGTGCAGGATATTACTAAAGAGGTATCAGGATATTGTTCCTTATGTTTTAAAAACTTCCATCTCTCATAAAAACTGCACTTTCGTATAGTCTTTTTTCCTTTGTTTCCCCACTCTTCTGTAACTGAGTACTCTTGATGTGTATTATCTAAGATGAGTGGAATTAAATATATCCTGGGCTTTGGCAAGAGACCTCCTTTTATAGCTTCTCCTAAAGTAATCTTTGATATTTTAAAATCTCCAAATATCTGGTTAAGAGAGTATATAACCTGGTCTGGAAGAGTAGCTGATAAGACTATTATGTACCTTGAGAAAATCTCTGTAAGTAAATTCATTCTTAAATCAGAGCCTAAGTGATGACCTTCATCAAAGATAATTAGATCCCAACTGCTATTTTTATATTTTCTTAATGAAGCATAGCACTCCATCGTGATGTCACATCCTTTTAACTTCCATTTCTTGAACTCTCTTTCCCAGTTTGACTTATGATTTATTTCAGCTACAACTAACAGAACCTTCAAATGGCCATTCCTTTCTATTAAATAATTGGCTATATCAATAGCAGCTTTTGATTTACCTGTTCCTGTAGCCCATTGTAGTATGATCCTGGGGTGTTGCTCTATGAGTTGTATAGGAAGAGTCTGTAATTCTTCTTTAGTCATAATAGTCTTTGATATAGTATCTATAATCATTTATTACATCCTATATAATTAAATTTCTCTAAGATTGGCTGTTGGATTCTGAATAATATTTAAGATTCATATTACAATATTAGTAAAAAAAGGGTAAGAACTTATTAGTTCTTACCCCGGATTCTAGATTAGTTTAGTATTTAGTCCTGAAAAATCGTATAGGAAAAGCTTTTCCCATTGTAGCTTTCACATATTCTTTGTAGATGAGCTTCTAAGCGCTGCTTAGAAGTAAGTCCTCCCCACTTCTTAGAATTTGACCAATAGGGAGTTTCTCCAGAGGTCATATACTTGTATGCCTCTGGAGAGAGATTGATATGTTTCATAGCAGGTTTAGTACATAGAGGATAATGTATGGTCTCTCCCTTTACATATTGATACCCACTTTTACTTTTTTTTCTCATCTGAAAGCCGATTACTTCAGGCTCACTCTTACGTATAAGAGTGCTCCCCTCTAATTGAATAGTCAGGGAGACTTTTACTGTGTTGTTCATCTAATCTTAAAATATGGTAATAAGAAAAGTCTTTCTATGATGTTAAATTATAAAACTATTTATTTAAAAAATAATGCTGTACTATGTTACCATGCCCTTGGTTACAGCATTCCAAAACAATACTAAATTATATGGCATTTCTCTAATTATTCTTCTTGAACACAGACCATAGAATCTGTAAGTAAAGCAGTTTCAATCAAGAAGCTTCTTGCTGTACCCCTGCATATATAACACTCCTAAATTCGAGAAAAATATCAATCATGTTATATAAGTTTTTGGCCTTAGCTCAAGTCCTTATACCCTCCCTATTTTATGCTTTCTATAGGGCTTGCTGGTATATTAGCAATCATTTATAGGATGACTATTCCTATAAACTTGGAGATTTTTTCCCTTTGTATCTCTGACAAAGTCTATTCTATATTCTTTTTACATTACTGAATAGATAATAATGGGAGCTTACGACTAAAAACTTGTTAACCTCCAAACGATTCATCTTACACAGATATAAACTTATTGTAATTAAGATTCACTTTGTCCACGCCTAACAAGGCTTCACCCCCATGACTATTATGGGTTTAATATAAAAGTGTAAGTTATGTATACATCATATCCTCGCATCCATCCTCTATATATGGGCAATTACATCAGTTATAATAATCTGATCTGATACAATTAATCCTTTATCTATTCCTGTTACTATTTTACTTCCTGCGGGAATTAAGCATTCAACTATTGTACCTATTAATGGTCCGGATTTCTTTATTCTTTCAAGGGATGAGAAGCTATGAAATCCATTACTAATACTTAAGATAGGATCTGATGGCTTGACTCTTTTTCTCACTATAAAGTACTCTTCTATGTCAGTAAGCCTTGATATTGCATCTACTGGTCGTACATCTGCTATTATATTAGTTTTGTAGAGCTCACCTAATGTGTAGTTGAAACCCCTACACTTAGATATTATGAGGTGATGACTTATTACGACTACCTCTTTATAGGTAATAATATCCTGCTTAGCTCTTTTAGGCCTATTCTTTATATAAGCTATAGTACACATGATTTTTCTTTATAAATAGTATTTGTCCCCTACACTGGAATTGCACCAGTCTATATTATCCAGTACTTGATAATAAGCAATCTAATTAGTAGGGATAAAGAATATTAAGGTATCCAGCCTTAATAGCACCCACTGATATTTGTTTCCGGAGTCAAATAGAGAAACCTCTCCAGCAATTACTGGTTTGAACTGCCAAAGTCAGCCGCCTATATTTTACATCGTAGTTGGCCTCACGATGGGATATCTTTATAATGAATTAGTTTATCCTTCATTTTTAACTTATTTCTTTTGCATTTATAGTACCAGCAGTGGGACTCGAACCCACACAGTCTCAATGACTAGAGGATTTTCTTACAAATAGGTGACAAATCTATTTGCTTGGACTATGTTATAACCATATCTTTCGACTTAGGTTGCAGGTATATAGTCTCTACACATTTATCAGATTGCTCTGAATTTAGCTCGGCGTTCTTTACATTTAAAGGCTGTAACATTCACCGAATTAGCCTGCTTCTACATCAGATGTTTCCGTCTGTGCACTCTTTACCTGATATTTATTTGGCACTACTTTGTCAATAGTAGTATGCTTAATTAAGCCAATCTCATAAACCATGGATTTTTCATTCATTTACCAAAGTCCTCCGTGTCTACCAATTCCACCATGCTGGCCCTTATCTATTCTTTCTCAGGTACCAAGACAATAGTGCATATCCTATGATTCTCCCTTATCTTATAGGATATTCTATCTATATCTTGCAGTACACCATTGTCACCTTCTATTACCACATCCTCAGTACTGAAATTACTTAGGAAGTTAATTAAGTCTTGTACTATCATTAATTTTTTGAAATTAAGTAAGGAGATAGGGCCAGTTTGCACTGTCAACTAACGTCTGTCCTAATATGCAACGGGGATGCTCTTTAAGATATTACTTAACATATTAGTTACCCTTAAAAGGCCCTATTCTCCCTATATATAGAGCGTATTTATATAATTCTCAATACTTTCTTTTGTAGGAGGTATCATAAATCTCCACCACTCTGCTCCATCATATTCTCTTCTCTAGCATTTATCATAATTCACAATAATTCCAGTCTCTTCCATTCTCATCAATCCAGCACTCTATGTACTCCTTATTGTTGAGGCTTGCTACAAAATATGCATCTCCCTTTTCCGGAGGATTTTCTACTATGAACTCTTCTAAAGCCTCCAAGTCTCCTCTACCTGTGAATCTTTTTGCATTATCATTATCTCCTGCAGGGCATCTTACAGTCATTTCTATATATTCTATATCAGAGATATATCTTTTATTATCATATATATATTTACTAAGTTCTTCCACAAAAGTCATAATCATAATTCTTTAACAGGATTATTTCAAGCTTTCAATATAAGGATATTTGGTAGAGAGGAATACATTATATTTATTCCTTATTTCAGCAAATCTTTTTAACTCTATTGTACCACAGATATGCAGTTCCTTAAGATAATTAGGATTTATTCCTATGATCATTTGTCCTGAAGTACCTACCATACAATTGGGATTTCCATATTATCATATGTATCAAACGATATTCTTCTCATGTTTCATCCTCTTATTGATTCTATCTCTTTTCTTCTTGGAATATAAGAGCTTTTCATCCTCTGTAAAACTTGGTCTGCTAGGCTTCTTTCTCTTAAGAGATTGATTATACTCATCTTCAATACAGTCAGGAAGCTGGTTGATAAGATTCTTCATGGTTATAATATTAGATTAATTGCGGAGAATGAAGGACTCGAACCTTCAATACCAATTAAGGTATGCTTGTTTTCAAGACAAGTGCATTGAACCATTCTGCCAATTCTCCTCACTTAATTATTTATTATTCAAAGTTTCTGCGTTTTTGATGCTTCTCAATAATATCAGGCTCTCGGATAAACCTATCTATGTTGACATACCAGCTTTCAGGTTCTTTCTCCTGACCATTTTCATATCTCTTTATTAACTCTAAAACAAAACCTCCGATATGATCATCAGGGCCTGACATTATACCATCATCTATTGTTACATAATGGAAGATTTTATAACCTTCACCCTCTTCTATTACTTTTACAAAAACTAAATCATAGTCAGGGTTTATATTAATTATTTTCGACACATATCCTAAATCATGCATCTTTTCCTTGAATTCCGGTAATTTCATTTTAGTAATAATATTAATTTAGTGACTCCTTCCAGACTCGAACTGGAATTTAAGGTTTAGAAGACCTTTGTTCTATCCTTTGAACTAAGGAGCCCTTTCTATATTATATTTCCAGGCTATAGAGTAGGTATAAATGGCTCTGGAATGAAATCTGTAGTCTTAAAGGGCAGAGGTTCCTGCAGTTGTAAAACTACTTCTCTACAATTTTAACTTCATCTACTTTAAATTGTTTAGCAACATCTTCTAATGTTACTTCAAGTACTTTCTTTTCGGGAATAGGTTTCCATTCACCCCATGTAGCTACATCAAAAGGTTTTCCCTTATTAAATTCCTTTTTATTTAAAGATGTAACACACACTATTGGTTTTACTGCCCCTTCAATATAAGTGATAAAGATTCTTTCAACCCATGATTCTTCACCGAAATCCCGTACTAAAATCCTATCACCTCTTTTAGGAAGTTTAAAAGTTTCAAGTTCTTCAAGAAAATCTTTTACAGATTGTACAGGTAATTCAGTATCACATCCACCAGTCCAAAACCCTCCGTTGATCTTAAAATATATGTCATTACTACCAATAGCAGGTCGGTCCTTTACAGGGAATGCTGCCTTTAATACTTTATTAAGTTCTTCTACAGTACCATCATTCTTAACAGCACACCTACCTTCTGCCAAATCTTTAATTGTAAACTTTGCCATAATTTTTGATTTACACAAAATTAGGCATTCTCAATGAATTAACAAAGAAAACGCCTAATTATTTTTAGATAAATTTTAGTATGAAATAAAATTGGCATACTAACTCAAAGAGTCGTGTATATTGATAGGTTGTACAGTTATAACCACAAACCTATTATTTTTGCTGTGTAAAACCCATTCTTCCATTTAGTGATATATATCCACCACTTTTTAAGCCAATCAAAAGAGCATACTTTGATTAGAGGATATATGATAGCTAAGATCAAGACTATCAGAAAATACAGGCATAGTAATATGATCTTTATCACTGCTTCTAAAGCAATGAATGGTGTGGTAATGATTACTCCTACCAAAGATGCTAAATTTTTCATCTTTTCTTTATCTTATATTTGTTGAATTCCTTAGTTGCTTCAATTCTGTTTGCAAATTTAACTGTTGTTAAATTATTATTGTGCAAATTGGAGAAATGGGTTAAAATTGAAGACAGTATAACCAGTTATATATAATAAGATTAGTATAAAGTGGTTTATACTACAAACCACTCTATTTTGATAGAGGAAAAATACTATACAAATTGTCTAGAATTATACATAGTATCTTGGATGTAAGTAGTATTTACAATAAGACCAATACTATTATTTAGTTATCTCATCTTTTTGTATTAAATAATAGATAATACCTTTAAAACTAACTACAGGTGGTATTATTAACCTGTAAACATTATATTATACTTAAAGTATTAATTTATAGCTAATATTAATCAGAGCAAATATTAATCAATTCTCATTTTAATTAGGGCAAATACATAATATTAGACTTATTTATTAATGGTCAGGAAGAGGAAAGTAAATAGATGATTAGCAGCAGATATCCTATTTATTAAAGGAATAGTTATCTATTTCAATCCTCTTTCTGACCTATTTGAATAGGTTAAAAGGTTAAATAGTTTAAAGAGTTTTGAAGGTTAGGAAGGTTGAATAAGAAATATTATGTATTAGCCCTAAAAGAAACAATAAAGAATAAATAAGGAAAGTCTTTATGACTCTCCTTATTGAGATTAGAAAGATGCAATTGTAGGAGCACCACTACCCTCTTCATGAAGAAGATAGAAAAGACCTGTAGGATTTCTCTCGGTTTTTTCTCCTTCTACATAGGATACCATAGGATGCTTAGGTATCCCGGCCGATGCGACAGCACCTGTGTCAGCACCAAACGTGAAGAAGAGATTTCCATTCTTCGGATTCTGCTTAACATCGAGCCTATCTACTTTGGTAAGAGCTTTGAACTGCTCGATAGTGTAGGTTTTGAGGAATTTAAGTGTCCTTTCCATGATAAATTGATTGTTTGATGGTTAATAAAAGAAAATGGATTAATTTAAACCCTATAGGGGGATAATCCCCACGGGCCAAGAGATAGGGGAGGTCTGGTTGATGTATAACCCTCTCATGCAGATATAACCTATTTTTATAAAATTAAAAAAATAATTTTATTGTAGATTTGGAAATTAAAAATATTTTACGTATCTTTGTCCCAATGGGACATAACAAGTATATTATGTTAACATTAGTACCTTTAAGGTAGGAGGGTATATTTAGGACTGAACTGCTCTGAGCCAAGTGGAGAGAATAAGGGGTATCCACCTCTGGTACGGTAAATCAGAGGCTTTTAGAATATAATATTCTAAGAGTGATAATAGGGGTAGACTAATAATATATAAACGGGGGATGGACTAAATATATTGAGAGCCATAATCTCAATCCTGGGGGATGAAAAAGAGAACCCCTAGGGTCCCTTTTTATACTAAATAATTATATATAAATTATTTGATTAAAGAGTGTTAATGATTAATCTAATAGAATTAGGAAGATTATACCTAAATTAGTAGGATATGAAAAAAAGAAAATATAGAGAAAGGTATTCTAAAGATCATAAAGATGAAGATGTTCTTAATATTATTAAGAACAAGCACTCTATACTAGTATCTTTAAATGAAAGATATAAAGATTACTATGCAGAAAATATCCAACCTAGGAGAGGAATATCATTAATAAAATATAAGTATCCTATAAATATTAGAAGTAAATAAGCTATGGAATATAAAAACAAGAGATTTAAATTCTTTAATTCCACATGGACTATCAAATATATAAAGGATCCAATAAAGAGTATTGATATGTCTGCTGAGGGGGTTATATTTGGAATAACCAAACCTGCTCAAAAAGAGATATTAATAGCTCTTCTTGACGATACGGGAAAACCCTATAGTAAGGAACATATAGAGGAAACTTTAAAGCATGAATTAGTACATATGATATTCCATGAAGGTCAATATAATAGTTGTTATATGGATGAGCCTCTTGTAGAATGGGTAGCTAAATCTTTAATAGAACTTAATATTAAGAAAATGATATGAAGATTATTTATAATAAAATACTACCTATAAAGGGATACAAAATAATAAACCTATTTGGAATATTCTTTGTACGGATAAATTCTGATGGAACAAAACCTAAAATTCTATGGGAAGATATTAATCATGAAACTATTCATACTGTACAGATGAAAGAGTTATTATATATAGGTTTTTATATATGGTATTTTTTTGAGTGGCTAATAAGGCTGCTTTTAGAGCCAAGCAGTGCTTATAGATCAATCTCCTTTGAAAGAGAGGCCTATGCAAATGAAAACAATTTACACTATCTTCATGATAGGAAAAGATTTAATTGGATACAATATTTGAGGAAGTAAGATATGGAAGTAGGATTAACAATATTATTGTTTATAATGGTTATTCTAAATCTCAGCACTGCCATACCTCTATTAAGAGGGCTTAAATTTCAAATAGAGGATTATACATGCAGTCAAGAGGTAAAAGAAGTAAGAACCAATATTATGGCACTTAAGATAATTAATACATTATCAGCTATAGCCAGTATAGTAGCTATAGTATTATACAGCATTTAAGACTACACTAGTAAAAAAAAAATTCCTATTTTATTTGGTAAATAGGAATTTTTTATTTATCTTTGCAATGTCCTTAAAAAGGAATTAAAATTAATTGATTAAAGATAATTAGTATGACAACAAAGAAATGGATTTCAGCAGCTATAATAGCTGTAGTGGTAGTAGGAGCTTTAGCACTTATTAAGTTATTCCCCTTCTGGGTAACTCTTTCCTGTCTTATATCTTTAGCAGGAGGCTTAATTGCAGGATATTTGCTTAAAGATAAAGTAGAAACTGTAGTAAACATGGTAGATTCTACGGAGGTAATTAATAGTATTAAAGATTGGTTCTCAAGCCTTACTACAAGTGAAGTTTCTAAGGCTGTATCAGCAGCTAAAAAGAAAACTACTACAGCCAAAACAGGGAAGTAGACCCTGTTTTATTGAGCCATGGTGTAATGGTAACACTGCAGATTTTGGTTCTGTCATTTTGGGTTCGAATCCCGATGGCTCAACTACTACTTAGTATAATGAAGAATGTAGGAATCCCCCAAACTTCTTATGGAAGTTTGATTCTCTTGGAGAGTATTAAATTAATAAATTGATATGGCATTAGATAAATGGATGCACTTAATAGTAGGTTTTACTATTGTTACTACGATTAGCTTATTTCTGCCAGCTTGGGTCGGATTTACTCTTGGAGTTTTAGCTACTTTAGCTAAGGACTTTATATGGGATAAATGGCTAAAGAAGGGGACATTTGAATTGGCAGATATTTACTGTGGAGTTGTTGGTTCGTTTATTGGTTTTTGGTTTGGATTTTTATCCCAGCATATATAGAGATCATAATGATCTCTGGCTAGGATTCTCTTTTTAGCAGTTAGAGATTAAAGAAACTGCTCCTATTCCTCAATAGCTCAGTTGGTTAGTAGCACCTGACTGTTAATCAGGGGGTCCCAGGTTCAAGCCCTGGTTGAGGAGCTAACTATTAAATCTTGAGGTGCCAGAGTGGTTTAATGGGATAGATTGCAAATCTATTAATTCGTAGGTTCAAATCCTACCCTCAAGTCAATAAATTATGGAAGACAAGTTAGATAAGATACTCAAGAATCAAGAGATTCTCAATAAGAATCAGTTAGCTATATATGGAGTTCTTATGAAGATCGAGGAAAAACTTCCTTCAGGAGGAAAAGAATTCCTTAGAAACTATTTAGCAGATATAGCAGGTACAATTACTGCAGAGTTGGGATTAGTCGATATATTAAATACTTTAAAGAAAAGATAATGCCTCCTTGGTGGAATAGGTAGACACACCAGATTTAGGATCTGGGATGAAATAATAGTAGTGTGTAGGTTCGAGTCCTACAGGAGGCACTGACTTACTAGATATAACATTATTAAAACAAATGATTATGTATGAAGATATACTATTGTCTCCAATAGAGACAACTAGAAGACAGGAAGAGCTTAACACAGGTACTTCAGAGTTTTTCATAAACTTTTTAAATAGATTGGAAGGATGGAAAACTAAATGCAAAAATTTGCATTGGGCAGCACCTAAGAAGAACATTCATGTATATCTTGATGAATTCTTAGAGATCTTAAGTGAGTACCAAGACTCTTTAGCTGAAGAGTATCAGGGACTATTAGGACATATGCAACCTAATGTAATTAAAGGAGTAGTAAGTGAAGCATTAAATGCTATAGATTTTATTAATGAAGTAAAGGGTTACACATATAAATTTTATGATGCTCTCTCTAAGGAAACTCCATATGCTGGTATAAGATCAGAGTGTGAAACATTTATCCATAACATATTGAAGTATAAGTATTTATTTGAATTATGTGATATTAAGCCATATTAAAGTAATGAAGCCTTCTTAGTATAAGGGTAATTACTCCTGTCTTGTAAACAGGAAATGAAAGTTCGATTCTTTCAGAAGGCTCATAAGTCAGTGATCATAATATGCTGTGAGAAGGCTGACATCTCTTGGGGATCAGTATATACATTGTATGAAGACATCTATATATTAAAATTTTAAAGAATTGAGTATACTCTATAATCTTTAGTCTTTTATCAATGTATCCGGTGAAGAGAGGTGTAGGCAAAGGCAAAACCTACAAGGCCATAGTACCAATACCCAAATCTATGGCAATATGCAGATGGGTGAAACGGATATACAAATCATATGAGTCTCATAATCTCATGATAGCCAGTTCGACTCTGGCATCTGCAACAATAATCAATAAGTTATGGCAAGAGTAGAAGATAAACAGGCACAGATAGAAAAAGAATTGTCTAGAATGAATGTATTCTCAGGAAACACATTAAGAGAAATTATAAATTATGCTAATTCTCACTCTTTAAGAAAAGAGGATATAGTATCTATTCTAAAGGAAAATGGGCAGTTTTGGCTAATTTATTATAAATGAATTTTATATACAAGATGGAGAAGATAGAAAGAGATTTAATGGATGAGGGAGAGTTTAAGAAATACCTGCAGAGGGTATTAAGTTATAATAGGATTTCTCCTGAAGCAATAGGGAAATATAAATCTATTGAAAGAGCTCTTAGAAGAGGGCATTTGACTCAGTATGGTAGAGTAGTTCCTAAGAGACCCTTTAATAATAGATCTAATACTAGTAAGAGAAAAGGAGCTGATAGTAGAAATAATGAAGTAAAAAAGACTCTATATGGACAATTTATGCAATACTATTGGAGAGCATCCAAACAAGGATTACTATAATTCTATTCCAGTGACTTATTGTAAGAATTGTCTATCATTAAAGATAATGGGATTGGATGATTCTTTAAACTACTGTGATGAATGCGGGAGTACGAATATAGGATCTACTGATATAACATCTTGGGAAGAAATATATGAACAGAGGTATCATAAATCATTTATTAAAAAATAAATAAAGTTATTATGGAAGAGAAGAAAATAACAAAAGCTCAGAATGAAGAAAATAAGGTAGAAAAGCCTGAGAAACTTTCTTATGAACAATTAGAGAACATAGCTCATCAGTTAAGTGAGCAGTCAAGGGAATTATACAATAAACTTCAAGCAGCTAATATGTCTAATCTCTTTAAGAGACTAGATTATTTATTTAAGATCCTTGAAAATAGCCATCACTTTAATAATGAATTTGTACAGAGTACTGTTTCAGAAATTGAAGAGTTAATGAAACTTCCAGAAGAGGATTCTAGTACTCAAGAAGAATAATCCACAAGTTTTAATATAACCAATAGTAATGAATAAGGAAATAAATAATGTCATCAGAATTCCTACTTCATTAAATAGTAAGTTCTTCAGATATTGGTTTGAGTTTTTACAACCCTTCCATAAGCTAACTGAGAGGGAAATAGATGTGATTACTAGTCTTGTAAAACAGAGATATGAACTTAGTAAAGTCATCAAAGATGATGAAATACTTGATAGGGTTACAATGAGTGAAGACACTAAGAGGAAGGTAAGAGAAGAGTGTAATATGACCTTACCCCATTTCCAAGTAATTATGGGGAAATTAAGAAAGAGTAAAGTTATTATAGATAATAAGATAAATCCTAGATTTATTCCTAACATTAGGGAGGATTCCGGGACTTTTCAACTTCTGTTACTTTTTGAATTAAAATGAATTATTCTGAAATAATCAAGAAGGTTTCTCAGGAAACTGGGATCCCTGTCAGAGTAGTAAATTTGGCTTATAAATCCTATTGGAAGTTTATAAAACAAAAAATACAAACTTTACCCCTTAAGGGTAATATCAGTGAGGAGGAGTTCAATGCCTTAAGAACTAATTTTAATATCCCAAGCTTAGGAAAGCTTTACTTAACTTGGGATAGAGTACAAGGATGCAAGAAGAGATCAGATATTATTAAAAAGATAAAGAATGAAAAAGGTATTCATAAGCCAGCCAATGAATGGCAAAACAGAATCGGAGATAATGTTGGAAAGGAATAAAGCAATCTCTGATATTGTCAATCAGTTGGGGGAAGAGGTTTATATCATAAATAACTTACCGCATCTTTTTAAAGATGCTTCCCCTCTGTGGTATCTTGGAAGATCTCTAGAACTAATGTCATCTGCTGATATCGTCTATTTCGCTAAGGGATGGAAAAAATATAGAGGCTGTAGAGTAGAGCATTTAGCAGCTCATGAATATGATATTAAAATAATGAATTATGTTGAAAATTAAAAAGATAAGGCCCATGTTTACATCTCTCATAACTACTATGAATAAATATGAGCAGGATGAAATAATTAGTGGATTAATAGATCCTCTAAAGAGAGAGGGTAGTATAAAGGAATATCAAACTGTGCTCTCAGTTGGAAGTATGGTAAAAGATATAAAAGTAGGGGATTTAGTATGTATCAATCCTACAAGATTTGCTGTAAAGAAACATAAGGAAGGAACTCTAAAAGATGGAGTAGTAAAGGATAATCCTATTATTCAATATAATTTTGATGTCATAGAAATGGATGGAGAGCAATGTCTACTTCTTCAAGACAGGGATATTGATTTTATTATTGAAGATTGGGAGGAGATAAAAGAAGAATGCCCATCAGCGTTAATACGTCCTGCTAATGATATTATAATATAAGACATAGGGATTATTCATGGCACTTCTTGAATAATCCCTTTATTATTGTAATGCAATTATGAAGCTATTTAAATACGAAGGATATAAAATAACTATAGCACCTGAGGCTTTGCTCTTAAAGCCATTTAAACAGATTTGGCAAAGGGATAGAAGTAGAAATAAGGATAGGGCTCTAATGGAACTAGGATTCATTTATTTCTTCTGTGATACCAGAAGTGATTATCAGTATCTTACTGATGAGGATGAGAGGAAGAGAGCTATCAAAGAGGGGGAGGGTCTCCCAATTAATTGGGAACCAGATAAAGTAGTTCTGGAGGCTATGAAGTTATACAGTAGTTCTAAATCTGTATCAGCGCTGCTTCTTGAAGATACTAGATATGCTGTAGATAAATTAAGAGCTCTGTTAAGAGCTATTGACCTATCTGAAACTGATGATAGGGGTAAACCTATCTACCCACTTAACACTATTACAGCTACTATAAAACAAGTACCCTCTTTAATTAAAGATTTGGATGAAGCAGAAAGGGCTTTAGCTAAAGAGCAGATAGATTCTAGTAGAATGAGAGGACAGGGAGAGAAGACATTATTGGAGGATAATTTAAATATTTAGTATGAGAGTAGAAGAAGTTATAAAGGGACTCAATAAGCATATTGAGGATAAAAGATGTAATAAAAATATTAAAACTACTGGCCACTTAGTTCTACAAAAGACTATTACTCCTCATCCTACATTCAAGGCTTATAAGAAATATAAGGGTATAATATGGTTTGTAAAGGGGAATAGAAAGTATAAGGTATTATCTGTAGAGTATAATAGTAATGTCTCTTCTGCAGAAAGAGAGATTGCTATATTACTATGTCAATCAATATTCAATTGGATAGGCTCAGTATTTTATGAACAAGTGATAAATGGTATATATATAGGATATGAAGCTGCAGAACATAAATATGAATAAATATCAAACTGAACTAACTGAGGAATTGATTAATAGCCTTCCTCAAGAAGTCCAGGATCAACTATTTGATACTATAAATAATGTAGAATTTGTCAAGAGGCTTATAAGTCCTACAAGAGAATATGCTAAAGATAGACCTAGGGACAAATATGGTAGAATTATTGTAGATCTAGCTAATCCCCATATTCTAGAGGATATGGATTATTTCAGACCTACTGCCTTACATTACCAGAAATATGGTACTTTTACTAATCTAAGACCTAATTCAAACCCTAATAGTGAATATGGAAAATGGCTTAAGCAGGAAATACACAGATGCTGGGATGGATATATAAGAGAGTCTGATGGAGAATGGGTAACAGGTTATATGTATTTTTATTTAAACTATTGTCCTATAATGCTTTCTAAAATCAGAGGAGAATCTAAGCAAGCAGATAGAGTATTTGATTTCCCTGAAGTCTGGGAGGGAATTTACTGGAGATTCCATTATATAGATCAGATGAGGAATGGAGGACTATATAATAATTTTGACGGTGGAAATCATGGAGCTGAGTTAGCTAGGAGAGGTGCCTCGAAGTCCTATAGTTTAGGTTCTATAGCTGCACATAATTTTATATTAGGGGAAAATAAGACAGCCTCAAAAAAAATCAATACTGTTATAACAGCATACCAGAAGGAGTATCTAATTAAGGATGGAACTTTAAATAAGTTCTTGTCTATGGCTGACTTTTGTGCAGAAAATACTCAATTTCCTAGGAAAAGATTAAAATCATCTATACAGGATATGATATGGACTATGGGATACAAAGATATAGATACAGGAGTAGAAAAAGGTACTCATAACACTGTCCTAGGAGTATCATCCAAAGATGATGAATCAAAAATGAGAGGTAAGAGAGCTCATATATTAGTAGATGAGTTTGGTACATTTGCTAGGCTTATTGATGCATACAATGTATGGTTGCCTTCAGTTCAAGAGGGAGATATAGTATTTGCAATGATTTATCTATGTGGTACAGCAGGAGATAGTGAGTCCGACTTTGCAGGTGCTCAGGAGATCATGTATAATCCTAAAGGATATAATATGTATGCACTACCTAATGTATATGACAGGAATAACCAGGGTAGGCCGTATTTTGTATTCTTCTTTCCAGGTTATATAAATAGAAAAGGATGTTATAATGAGAATGGAGTATCTGACGTTATCAAAGCTCTTATAGAAATATTTCTAAATAGGTACAGAATTAAGTATAATTCTACAGATCCTAATACAATTATTAAAACTATAGCTGAAATACCTATCACTCCTTCAGAAGCTATCATAAAGACTGGAGTTAATATGTTTCCTGTAACTGATCTTTCTGAAAGACTAGGGCAGCTGGATAGCAATCCAAGAGAATATGACGATGTATACGTAGGTGAATTATTGATAGATAAGAGTGGAAAAGTAGATTTTAAACCATCCTCTAAACAACCCATTAGGGATTTTCCTCATAAGGATAATAAGATAGAAGGGGCTGTTGAGATATATAAGATGCCTGAAAAGGATAAGTCAGGTAAAGTATTTGACAATAGATATATCTGTGGAAACGATCCATATGATGATGATTCTTCTGATACTATGTCTTTGGGTTCCATGTATATTTTAGATTTATGGACTGATACCATAGTAGCTGAGTACACAGGAAGACCAGCATTTGCTGAAGATTTTTATGAGATATGCAGAAAGATGTGTTTATTTTATAATGCCAGAATGAATTATGAGAATAATAAGAAGGGATTATTTGCTTATTTTTCAAAGATGAATTGTTTATATCTTTTATCTGATACATTGGATTTTCTTAGAGATAAAGATATGATCAAGGGATATGGCTATGGAAATAAAAGTAAAGGAGTGAATGCAACTGCTCCTATCAATGCTTATGCTAGGAATCTATTAAGAAGCTGGTTACTAAAGCCAGTACCTATGGTACAAACTATTGATGGGGAGGAAAAAGAAGTTATGATTCCTAACCTGTATAGATTAAGATCAAGAGCTCTAATAAAAGAGCTCATATTATATAATAGTGAAGGAAACTTTGACAGAATATCAGCTATGGGAATGTTGATGCTCTTAAGAGAAGATAAGATGATTCTCTATGGTGGAAATGTAAGTAGAGCAAAAGAAGAAGATGCTAACTCATCATATTTAGGCAATGACCCATTTTTTCAGGCTAACTATGACTTAAGACTAAAGAGTAATCCTAATAGAAATATCAGTATATAATTAATAAATTATTTATAATATTGTGCACCTGACTTATTTTGTATATTTTTGTACGACATAAATAAGTATAATATGGCTGGACTAATAAATTTACCTCCTCAGCAATTACCTTTTAACAGGAAGAATAAAGCATGGAGGAAAAGACATTTGGATTGGGCTGATAATAAGACGTTTTTTAACTATAGCCCTGTTAGGAAGTCAGTGATTCATAAAAAGATTAATTATGATCTACTAAATGGTAAATTACATGTGTCTGATATGGAGGTTGTACTAAATCCGGAAGGGATAAAAGCAGGGTTTATTCCAGATAGAATACAGCACTATCCTATCATGAATAGTAAGTTAAATATTCTTAGAGGAGAGGAATCTAAAAGAGTATTTGATTATAAGGTAATAGTAACTAATCCTAATGCAATCTCTGAGATCGAGGATAATAAGAAGAATGAGCTGTTACAGAGACTTAGAACATTAATAGCTGATACATCTATATCAGAGGAAGAGTTCAACCAGGAGCTCGAAAAATTAAATTATTATTATACATATGAGTGGCAAGATTTCAGAGAAATAAGGGCCAATGCTCTCATAAATCACTATACAAAGGAATATGACATCCCTCTTCTGTTCAATGAAGGATTTATGGATGCCATGACTGTTGGAGAGGAGATATACCAATGTGATATTATAGGAGGAGAACCTACTATAGAGAGAGTCAATCCATTAAAGATCAGAGTATTCAAGTCAGGGTATTCTAATAGAATAGAGGATGCTGATATTATTATTTTAGAAGATTACTGGAGTCCTGGTAGAGTCATAGATACTTACTATGATGTTCTAAGTAAAAAGGATATGGAATATATAGAACATATCCCCGACCATGTAAGCCAGGCTTCTATAGATTCAATGGATAATATTGATGAAAGATTTGGATTCGTTAATAATAATATGGTTGGAGAAGAAATGAGCTCTAATGGCTTTTATTTTGACCCATTGAATCTATTCTCTGATTCTATCTCTAATTCTTTACTACCTTATGATTTAGCTGGAAATATAAGGGTACTTAGGATGTATTGGAAGTCCAGAAGGAAGATAAAGAAAGTAAAGTCCTATGACTTGGAAACAGGGGAAGAGATATATAATTTCTATCCTGAAACTTATATTATTAACAAAGATCTAGGAGAGGAAGAAAAAATATTTTATATTAATGAAGCATGGGAAGGAACTAAGATAGGAACTGACATTTATGTTAATATGAGGCCTAGGGTAGTGCAATATAATAGACTGTCTAATCCTTCTAGATGTCATTTTGGTATTGTAGGCTCTATATATAATCTGAATGAGAGCAGGCCCTTTTCTCTAGTAGACATGATGAAACAATATAATTATCTATATGATGTCATCCATGACAGACTTAATAAATTGATGGCTAAGAATTGGGGTAAAATACTAAGACTAGATCTAGCTAGAGTACCAAAAGGCTGGAATATAGAAAAATGGATATATTATGCTAAAGCTAATGGCCTTGCTGTAGAGGATAGCTTTAAGGAAGGTAACATCGGTGCGTCTTCTGGTAAATTAGCAGGAGCATTGAATAATGCATCTTCTGGAGTAATTGATGCGGAATTTGGTAATTCGATTCAACAGCAAATTAATCTCCTTGAATTTATTAAACTTGAAATGTCTGAAGTAGCTGGAATAACTAGACAAAGGGAAGGTCAGATTAGTAATAGAGAGACAGTAGGAGGAGTGGAACGAGCCACTCTTCAATCTTCTCATATTACTGAGTGGCTATTTGTAATACATGATGGTGTTAAGAAGAGAGCTATTGAGTGCTTTCTTGAAACTGCAAAAATAGCTCTCAAAGGAAGAAAGAAGAAGTTTTCATATATCCTATCTGATGGGACTAATATGATAGTTGATATTGATGGAGATGAGTTTGCAGAAGCTGACTATGGTTTGGTGGTTGATAATAGTAGAGGAACACAAGAGCTTTCTCAAAAGCTTGATATACTAGCTCAGGCTGCTTTACAGAATAAAATATTGTCATTTTCTACTATAATGAAATTATATGGGTCCCATTCCCTTGCTGAAAAGCAGAGATTAGTAGAAAGAGATGAACAACTTATGCAGGAAAGATCATCTCAGGCACAGCAGCAACAGTTGGAAACTCAGCAACAGATTGCTCAGATGGAAGCCCAACAGCGACAGTCTGAATTACAGCAGAAAGAGCAAGCTAATATTAGAGATAATGAAACTAAAATTCTAGTGGCTCAGATACAAAAGGAAGACAATGACGGGATCAAAGAATATGAATTCTCAGAGGAAGCAAGAGCTAATCTATTGGAGAAGATAAGAGAATTTGATGAGAAATTAAAACTAGATAAAGATAAGTTGAAGCTAGATGAGAGAAAACATAGAGATGATATAGCTCTAAAGAGAAAAACTATGAATGAAAAGCTCGTATTAAATAATAAGAAATAGATATGAAGAGATTCAGGACTATATTTGAATCAGCTGTGACTCCACCATCTGAAAACGATTTATGGTTAAAGAAAGGAGAACTACTATATTATTCAAACGAAGGATGGAAGAATATATTAGGTACTGCAGATATTGATTTATCAGATTATTATACTTCTGAAGAGGTTGATAATCTTTTAATCTTAACGAAAAAAGAAATTAATGATAGTATTGAACAAGATCTTAATTTAGTATATAAGGAGGTTGATAATCTTTTAATCTTAACGAAAAAAGAAATTAATGATAGTATTGAACAAGATCTTAATTTAGTATATAAGGAGATTAATACTAAGCAGGATCAATTAAATGGAGTTGGATATGTAAAAGCTAATGGTACGTCTATATCTTATGATAATAGAACGTTTGTAACAGGAGATTCAAGCGGAACAGCTGATAAAGCTAAGACTCTTTCTGTTGTAGTTATATCTAATTTTGAAACTTTTAATCCAGCAACTTTAAATATGCAGATTGGAGAAATCAGAATGTTTAAAGCTGCAGCTGCTACTGGTTCACCGTGGGGCTCTGCCTCCTCTTGGGCAGGATTCATAATATTGATACAGAGTGGATATTGGAAGTATGAGGCATTATCTTCTTCATATAGAGATGGAATTGCTATTGGATATTATAGGAGCAATAATGGATTTGAGGGGTGGAAATATTCTCCATCATTATCATCTAGTGCTGTATCATGGAATGGGGGATCTCCATTTGAACTAACAATAAAAAACTTCAATGTAAATGGGGTAAGTGGAGGATTAATAGCACCCAGTTCATGGAATGGTAGTTATCCATTAAATATATGGGCACCTACAAATGCAGGAGCTGAAGGACAGGTCCTTACATCATCAGGAGCTGGATTAACTCCAGTATGGAAAGATCTTACTGACATACCTGCTGCAGAGTCAGCGAAAAAATTATCTAATCCACGTCTTATCTGGGGACAATCCTTTGATGGAACTAAAGACGTTGATGGTGCTTTCACTATGAATATGAATACTGGATCACATGCTCTTACCCTTAATATTCCTGCAGGTGCAAATGTTATCAATGTTAATAGTGGGAGTTATACGATATCTGCGAATAGTATACATACTGTTGACGTACGGGAAATATCTTCTACTTTTTCTAAAGGGTGGAGATATCTAGACACTGAGTCATCATCCACTGGCTTATATGTTTTTGGTGTATATGGAAATGCAGGGACTGTGGATTATTATTTCTACGGAGGAAATTATAGTTCGCCTCTTCTTAAAATTAATAGAAATACATCATCCCCTAGAGCTGAATTATCTGGAATAATGCAGGCAAGTGGATTTAAAACACCATCGGGAGGTTCTTCTCAGTTTTTAAAAGCTGATGGTAGTGTAGATTCTAATACCTACATAACAAATATTAATCTCACATCCAGGTTAGATGATTATGTTACAACAGAAACCACAATAAATGGGAAGGAGATAGGTAATGGTGTTAATTTGGTACCCTCAGATCTGGGAATACAACAGAAAAATATAAATATAAACGGAAGCTCTAAAACTGTTTATGCTCCTAATACTGAAGTGATAGGAACCATATATGCTCCTACTTCTGCAGGGAATGCTGGACAAGTCCTTAAATCTAATGGGTCTGGCTCACCTGTTTGGGCTAATTTCTCAGAAGCAGAGTATGGAGAAGAATCAACATTCTATTTTTCGACTAATAATGGTGGTACAATATATATCCCTGGACATGAGCCAAAACAGTTACCCACTCGTGGTTCTGTTGGCCCTGTTTTATTCTATGATAGAACACCAGTATTTATATCTTTCAATTCAAGATCTCAATGTAGAGACTTGAAGCTATCTCTACTACTTGGTAGTAGTAATACATTCGTTTTATATCAAATGAGTTACAATAATTTAAGTGGTATGAATAATGGAGTAATGGTCCAATATGATTATACAGCTTCTGTAGGTTCCACTTACCCAACGCTGGCTGGAATAATCTTTTATCCTAGTGATGGATGTACATATTCATTAGAATACAATCCTACATAATAAGTGTAAATAATTATGAAAATAAGAGAAATTATTAATAGTGGTCAAGCCCCTCTTCTCCACAAGATCTGTGGTTGGACAGAGGCAGTCTTAAATATTTTAGTGGCAGTGGATGGAAAGCTATAAATGCTTCAGGTACCCCACCGCCTGCTGATGATGAAGATAGACAAGAACTTGAAGAAAAGGTTGATAGTTTAGATAAAGAAATGGGTGAAGTAAAACAATCTATTTCTAATATAGAACAATACTTCAGTCCCTCAGTATTTCTCTCTATTGGTGACTCGGATGAAGTTAAAGCTTCAAATTTAGCTGCTTTATCTCCTATTTCTGTAGGAGATCCATTTCAATGTGAAATCAACTACGGTTTTGGAGTAGGTAGAATGTCCTCTAGTGGGGGATTTGCTCATGTAACAACCTCGGAAGGTTACGAAGCTTTCTATGATATATCTACAGATGGAGCAGTAACCAAGAACAGTACGTATGTTAAACCCAATGAGCCATTACAGGTTGTGCTCTCTGTAGAGGATTTAGAATCTGCAGTAGATGATACAACTTCAGCTGCTATAACAAAAGCAGCTCTTATTGTGATTGTTGATGAAGAGGGTAAATCTACAGTTTGCACTAGAATAATGAATGATAGCTCTCCTAATCCATCATTTTTTGTTCCATCATCAGATAATACTCTAATGAGACTTACTTTCAACATTACTAGTAAAACATTTTCATCTAGTGAATACAAGCCTAACATAAACTTAGTCGCTGCTACTGTAGATACATTAGGAGCAGTTAAACAAGCAGATAGAGTAAATGACCTTAGTGTATCAGCAGAATTAGCTGATGTAGTTACTGCATTTAATTCTCTATTATCGAAACTAATTACTGCTGGGATAATGGTTCAGAAACCAACCTAAATAAATAATAAATATATAATAAATAATCCTCTTATATAGTTGTATGAGAGGATTATTTATTATATATTTGCATGTTATATAGCTATGAAAGTATGAAAAAATATATAATAATAGGCTTAGTTATATTGGCAGCTATTTTGGTGGCAAGCATATATATATTATACACTAGTAATAGAAATCTAAAGGAGGAATTAGAGATAGTTTCCTCTAATCAAAAGGCCTTTATAGCTGAAAATTCAGCATTAAAGGATGAAAATATAATGTTTAGATTAACTGTAGAGCAGTTAAAACAATATAATGATTCTATTCTTATTAAGATGAATAATGTAAAGGAGGAGCTTAAGATAAAAGATAAAAACCTTAAACAAATGCAGTACCTTCTTTCTGAGGCTCAGAAGAAAGATACTATTATGTTTAGGGATACTATTTTTAGTAGTCCTTCTTTAAATATTGATACTATTTTGGGAGATCAGTGGTATAAGCTGAGCTTAGGACTTAGATACCCTAATACTATCATTGTTAATCCAAGTTTTATTAGTGAGAAATATATTGTAACTAGTTATAGGAAGGAGACTATTAATCCACCCAAGAAATGTTTTATAGGCAGATGGTTTCAAAAAAAGCATAAGATAGTAGAAGTAGAAGTTGTTGAGAGGAGCCCATACATAGAGAATAAAAAACAAAGGTTTGTAGAAATTCTAAAACAACATTAATATGATTGATGTAGGTATCCTAATTACCGGAGGTATTGGTTTAGTCTCAACAGTAGTAAGTGGTTGGGCATCATGGTTCTTTGCTAGAAAGAAATACAATGCTGAAGTGGACTCTAATGAGATAGAAAATTTAAAGAAATCGCTTGAGTTCTATGAGAGTATTGTAAAAGATAATAATAAAAAGCTTCAGTTTTACATTGACTTAGCTGAGAATAATAGGATTGAGGTATATAGATTAAAGGGAGTAATACATAGGCTTCTCAATAATTCATGCCTTGATAATGGATGTATTAAAAGAATGTTTTATACGGAGGAACAGATTAGGGATATTCTAGGTGAAGTTGCTCCACATATAGATGAAGAAGATGCAATTAAAGCTTGAAAGAAAATATTTTAAGAAAGGGTACACGATAGGAAATCTATATATCAACGGAGAGTTCTTCTCTAATACTCTTGAAGATGAGAATAGAGATTTGAATAAAAATGGTAAGTTTGATAATGGAGAATCTAAAGTGAATTCAGAAACATGTATCCCATTTGGAACTTATAAGGTAGTAGTTAGCATATCTCCAAGATTCGGAAGAAAGCTTCCTAGATTATTAAATGTCCCTTCTTTTGAAGGTATATTAATCCACAGAGGAAATGAGGCGAAAGATACTTCTGGGTGCATTCTTGTAGGAGAAAATAGAGAACCAGGTAAAGTACTTAACTCAACTAAATATGAATTAAATTTAGTTAAAATTCTAGAAGCTGCTATTGCTAAAGGAGAAGAAGTTACAATCGAAATTATTTAATTGTTTAATCTTTTAATATTTATGTTATGGCAAAGAAATGTGGAGGTAAGAAAAAAGGCAGAGGTAAAAGAATGTAATTTAGTTAAACCTATTTGATATGGCAAAGAAAGCAAGAGGAAGGAGAAAGCCTAACACTATTGTAGCAGGCTTGTCAAAGAGTAGGAGATATAGTGATGGAGGGAAACTTAAGAAGTAAGTTATATAAAGCTGAAATAGCCTTAATCAAAGCACTGCCTTTTCTATTAGCAGTGCTTTATTTAATAGCTACTGTATTAGATTATTATATGATAAGTAGCACTATAATAAATTACATAGCACTAGGTATATTATATGTATTCATCTATATATCTTCTTATGTATTTAAATTTTGTGAGTATCATAGGATGCCTATTCATTATATAGTATTGATTAATATATTAAGTGTATATGATGCATACATAGGAATACCATTAGATACGTTTAGATTAATGCAGATGTATGCTATAGTAACATGTTTATTCATATTTCTTACTGTATATCTATATGTTAAAAATCATAAGAAACCTACTAGCAAAGATAATTGATGATATAGATGCAGGTAATTCAAATATAACAGAAGATGAGGCAATTAAGTTAATTGATACTTTAAAAGAACTAACTGATAAAGAGAAGAGATTAAGTAAGTATGCCGCCTGTAGATATCTAAATATAAGTAGAGCAACTTTTGATAATTATGTTAGAGAAGGTAAACTTCCTAGAGGAAAACATGAAATTGGATTTTAAAGAGTTAAGTTGGTCTAGAAAAGATTTAGATTATTTCATCAAGAAGAATAAGGAAAATCAAAGCTTGCTTAATAATATCTATAATGAAGTTTGCTAAAGTAATAAGGAAGAGAGGAAATCATGGTGACGCAAAGAAAAATTAATATCCCGATCTTTGATTACAAATTAACTATAGTTATATTTGATAAGTGGGAAGAAGTAGAGCATCTATTTGATGGTGGGCCGGAGCCTAGGGCTATAACCAAAACTAGATATGGTGCATCACTTGTAGCAATCAACTCTAAAAAAGGAGACAGTATTATCCATGAGGCTGAACATATTAAGAATGCTATATGGAGCTATATAGGCTATAGTCCTCAAAGAGACAATGATGAAGTAGATGCATATTTAATTGCTTACATCTACAAGAGAATTATAGAAGTATATTCTAAACATGATAAATCATGCTCTTCTTGATAGTGATTTTACATTAGCATTGAGTTATAAATTTATAGATTCCTAAGATGTTATATACTAATATCTTAGGAATTTTTATTTTATATGGTTAGTAATGATAGGTATTCTTACATACTTAACTTATCTTTGTGCCATGTAAGCTTACAATAATATAAATAATGTTAACTAAATTCAAGAATTGCTATTATGGAAATTATAGAGAAGCAAGTTGAGAAAGTTAAGGAAGTTCCTTATGGTTATGGCTACTATGATGGTTATGGTAGAAATGTCATAGGAAGAGCTAATGCTGGCTTAGCATTAGGTATTGTTGGTACAGTACTTGGTGGTGCTGCCTTATTTGGTAATAGGAGAAATGGACTTCTAGGGGTCGGCTCAAATGGTGATGGAGCTAATATAGCTATAGCATCCTGTGGTTATGCAGGTGGTAATAATGTGGCTCCTACAGCTTTCCAAGCATGGGAAAAAGAGTGTGAGGATACCTTAGCTTTGCAGAAAGGTCTTTATGATTGGGCTCTTGCACAGCAGTCTCAGAGATTTGCAGATAGACAAACTCTAAATACGGAGCTATTTAATGTTTGGAAAGGCCAAGTGGATGCAGACTTTGGCTTATATAAAAGTACTAGAGATGGGTTTGACGTGCTTAGTGCAAAACATAATACTGATGCTTTTAACCTTTATAAATCTCAGAGGGATTCCGATGATGCTATTTTAAAGGAACTATCTGACCTAAAGGCCCAAGTTGCTATTAATGCTGCTATTAGACCCTATCAGGATAAGCTAATCCAATGTGAGATTGATAAGGCATTTACTGCTGGTATTAATTATACAGACAGGAAAACCTGCAAGATGATTGAAGGTCAAGTAGTATTGCCTAATACTCCTACTGTAACAGGCTTTGGGAGCTATTGTTGCTGCCGCAGCGCTGCTTCCACAGCGACTCCTACAGCTGAGTAATGAATAATAGGGGATAAGAGATCTCTTATTTAAAATACTAATCTCAAAATTATAAGATATGATTCCGGTAAATCAAGTTATATTAGGAGGAGATCCCTTGTTAGGAGGGAGTGTAATAGGAAATAGCTTAGATGAACAATTACAATTACTAGAGAGATATAAGCAGAATCTAGAAGCTGCTAAGCAAATGAAGCAGCAGATTCAGCCACAGACTACTCAGGCAGTTCCTGTTCAGAAGTTAATATGGGATGACATTGATGCAGAAGTAGAACCAATGACAGAGGAGCAGAAGAGTAGATTATTTCAGGATGATGATTATGTAGAAACTTATACTAAGATTCAAAATATGGTTAATGCTGAAATTCTTAATCTAGTAAAGAGTAGAATTGAAAGTACACAAGAAGGTAAGGAACTATTATCTCATCAGTTAAAAACAGTCAAACGACTTAAGAGTAAGATTATTGATGAAACTAATAGGGAAATGGAGATGTTTAGGAAGTTCAGGGAATTTAGTAAACAGCACCCTGAAGTGACTTATGAAGAATTTATTAAATCAAATATGTAATTATGATGACTGTGTTACAATTGACTGACAGAGTTAAATCCTACGTAAGTGCTCAACTAGATTCTATGTCTAGGACTAATCCTATGATTAGTTTCACGAAACCTCTAATTACTAGGATATTGGATAAAAATTTTGGTAAGATTACTAAAGCTTTGGACCTAATAGCTGATGAAAATGGTAATGTGGATATAGAAGGTATACTATCAGAAATGATGGATAATCTTATGACTACTCAACCATTTACTATCAAGACTTCATTTATCGGAGATGTGGAGATAGGAGGAGGAAATATTAAACTTAATATTCCTCTTACAGATAAAAGATTAGTATTTAACATGTCAGACTTGGAGAATTTCAAGGAAATGTTAATCACTAAAGATTGAAAATATGGATGAGCTTATGTTAATGGAATACCTGAAGAACAAAGGTATAGACAGGAATATGAGTGAGCAGGAATTTATGAATAAATTTAGGGAGTTCATGTCTAAAGAAGATAGAAATACATATAAGAGACATCATGGAGATGATAGAGTGTATGATGATTTCTATATGAGTAGATATAGCAGGTATCCTAATGATTCTGATAGAATGTATCACTCTGATAACAGGGGACAACGAAGATTCTTTGATAAATTCAATAGAATGTCTGAAGATATGAGTGAAGAAAGCATGTATGAGATGATGAAAGCCATGAAGGACCGATATTCTGGAGATGAGCACTTTAATGAATCTTATGCAAGATATCTAGTATCTAATATGTACCATACTGAAAATGGCCGAAAGTATGTTGGGGAAAAATTTGATATGACTAAAGCCAAAGAGGTGTGTGAAAGGTATAGGGGTATTCTATCACAATCCATAACTCATGCTGATGTATATGTAGCCATTAATTCTCATTATCATGACTATTGTGAATTGTTTAAAGCATGGTTTGGGGATGGAATAGATCAGAAGATAATAGAATCAGCCATTATATTCTGGTTTAAGGATGATGACTACAGAGAAGGCTCTAAATTATGGAACTATTTCAAAGAAAATTAACAAGATGGGGTAGAATAATAAATATTCTACCCCTATTTTATAATATTAAATACTAGTTTTCCTTATACTATTATAAATATTTTTCTTATTAAGTTGTCACCCTTAAAATTTGTATATATCTTTGTATTGTGTTTAATAACTAAATAATAGGAGAAATATGGAGGAAGAACTTAGTTTAGATAACATTCTGGAGACAGAGGATATAGAGAATCTGTTTTCAGAACAAGAAACACAGGAGATCACAAATAGTGAATCTTCTGAAGAAGATAAAGAAACTACTGAGACTGTTAGTGTAGATAATTTATTTACTGATGAGTCAGAGAGCGTAGGTAGTGAAGAGAATAATGCAAGGGATAAGGAAGATACCGGCTTATCTAATGATAAAGGTGCTTCTCCTACAAACAACTTCTACTCTTCCATTGCCAAAGCTCTTAGAGAAGAAGGTATCTTCCAAAACCTTGATGATGAAGTTAATATCTCTAGTGCTGAGGATTTTGCCAAAGCTATGAGAGATGAAATCACTGCTCAATTTGATGAGAGGCAGAAAAGAATTGATGAGGCTCTGAATGCTGGTGTAGAACCACTGGAGATTAAGAGATATGAGAATACTCTTGGTTATCTTAACTCTCTTCAAGATAGTCATCTAGCTGATGAAAGTGAAAAAGGAGAGAAGCTAAGAGAGCAACTTATATATCAAGACTTTATTAACAGAGGATATAGTAAAGAGCGTGCTCTAAGAGAGGTGAAAAAGTCCTTTAATTCCGGTACTGATATTGAAGATGCTAAAGAAGCACTTATCAGTAATAAGGAGTTCTTCCAGAATGAGTATGATAGCTTGATTCAAGAGGCTCAGGAAGAGGAAAAAAGAGAAATACAGAGAAGAAAAGAGCAGGCAGAACAGCTTAAAAAGTCTATTCTAGAGGATGATAAGGTATTTGGAGAGATACAAGTAGATAAAGCCACTAGAAAAAAAGTGTTTGATGTAATTAGTAAACCTATCTATAAGGATCCTGATACAGGAGAATTGTTCACTGCTATCCAAAAATATGAAATGGATAATAGAACTGAGTTCCTTAAGAACCTTGGTCTGATTTTTACTCTCACAGATGGATTTAAGAATCTAGACAATCTAGTAAAAAACAAAGTAAGGAAAGAAGTTAAGAAAGGACTTAAAGAATTGGAACATACCTTAAATAATACAGCTAGAACGTCTGATGGAAACCTCAGATTTGTAAGTGGAATAGATGAAGATCCGGAATCCTTTATAGGAAAAGGATGGGAAATAGATATTTAAATAACTATATAATATTCCTAGAATTAAAAGAGTAATATTATGGGAGGGCAATCCAAATGACCTTCCCAATAGGAAGGTAAAATCTAATGTGGTGTTTTCTAACACTAATAATTTAGGTTCTAAATTAATGAAGTGTTATGAAAACGCACAGAATCCCTCTCTTCCCTATAATGTACCAATTCCACCCAAAAGCTATAGGGTTGTCGTTATAAAACATATTAGCAAAGTAGAGGAGGTATCAGGTATATACGTCTGGGAATCTATAATGACTGCATTTGCTGGAGAATCAGTGCTCTATCCAACAATTAAAGGATGGGCTCAATTAGGTGGATATGCTTATCCTGGAGTTTATTTATTTTATAATAATGGTAATACTGAAGTTGAGGCAAAGATAATTCCAGCATCCAATGATATTGACCTATCAAGTCTTCCTACTATTACATCTGGTATATATATATTACCACTAAATATGGATCTAATATTTGGTTCTTTAACAAACACTAGAATGAAGTGGAATGATGATAATAGTGGATGTGTATTGAGTTATGGTAGTATGATACAAGTAGGTGTTATCTTGCGGGAATCTTCCGATACTCAAGGAAAGTATATTACTGACAAATTCTCTATTGATAATGTAAGAGATATTTTGGAGACAGGAGAAGATGCTCTAGTACTCTTTTGTAATGTAGGTATTGCAGATACAACTATATTATCTGCAGATTTTTCTACAAATTATGTAAGCAAAACTTATGAAGAATTAGGTATAGATGATTTATATGAAGAATGGGAAAAACAGAACAATTAAACTTATATATTTAACTTATAATTAAAGTATTTTATGGCTGGAAAATTAGGGAAATTTCAGATGGTAGGCTTCCAGCACTGGAAGGGCCTTACCAAAGCCAATCACCTAGGTTCAATCTTTCAGTTAGCACCTCAGAAAGCTACGAACTTAATGGTTCAACTTCTTGCCTATTACAGGGGTAAGACATTGGATACATTCTTAAATCAGTTTCCCGTTAATACCTTAGCGGCATAATAGAAGTGATTCTTTTATGAAAAGGTCTTAAATTGCTGGAAATTCCTTAGAGGATTTCTTGCCCAATCACAACATTTCATTTCAGTTAAGATAGAAAACTATGAATGAAGAGAAGTTCTTTAAAATCAATGGCTATGAAGATTATCTGATAAGTAAATCAGGTAAAATCTATTCTACTCTTACAGAATCATATTTGAAATATGACAATTCTACAAGGTATTCAAAAGTAAGACTTATGGATAGAAGACTTGGAAAATTTATTAATTTATTAGTGCATAGACTTGTTGCTATACAGTTTATACCAAATCCAAGAAATCTTCCTGAAGTAAATCATAAAGATGGGAACAGACACAATAATAGTGTATATAATCTTGAATGGTGTACTACTGAATATAATAGAAGACATGCTAAAGAAAATGGACTGTATAAAGTAGAAGAAGATAATCCAAGAGCTAAACTTACAAAAGAGCAGGTTATAAATATATATAAGGAATATGAGACTAATAAAAATAAGTCTGATATTGCAGGGAAATATAATGTTTCAGATGCTCTTATTGGAGAAATAGTCAGAGGAGTAAGATGGAGTAGTACTTATAAAGAGTACTATGGAATAGAATCTTCTTATAAAAAGCCAAAGAGAAAAAGAATAAATTCCGAAGTACTTAAATCTATTGTATTACTTCATAAACAAGGATTTAATACAGTAGAGATACAAGAAAAGACAGGAGTTGCTAATTCTTATATAGGAAAACTTCTAAATGAAAAAAGTATTTCAGACAAGATGTTGAAAAAGATTAGGGAAATAAAGAAATCATTGGACAATCAGCAGCCAAGCTCCACTATCTTTGGAGAAGGTTCAACGACTAAAGAGGACCCATCTAATAATAGATGATGATATAGTCTGAACTCTATAGAGATATAGAGAGTTGCTAATCCTATAAATATTAGCAGAATAACACATTGTAGGGAGTTTGAGGATGACTCTGAATATTACTGGGAAGTGATTGGTTCCTCACGAAGGAATATACCTCTTGTGGAGGCAAGAGATGAAAATGGTACTCCTATAACCGCGGAAAGTCCTAATGTAGGAGTAGGTACTACTCCTTTTTATCTTGTATTTCCTGAAGATTGGTTTGCTGATGGTGAAGTAATCGTAGGGCACTTAAACCAAGTTTATCCCTTTAGGATTCTTGGAGATGCTAGATTTGAGGGAAGTAATGCGGTAAACTTATATGCCGCTTAGTGTAGTAATACATTAATAAATATTGGGCAAAATCGGAAAAATCCTCCGAAAATATTGGATAATTCCGAGATAACTTTTAACTTTAAAAGGTTAAGAGTATTGTAGAGAATAGAAGTTGAAACTATGAAATTAGGAAAGATTTATCTAATATTTAATGATGTAAATGATAAAGTATATGTAGGGCAGACTATTCAGTCATTAAACAAGAGGTTTAATGGTCATTGTTGTTACAGCAAGACAGACAGATCAGTGAATATGTATATAAAAAGAGCCATTCATAAATATGGTAGAGATAAGTTTCATATAAAGCTGATTGAAGAGTGTCCTATAAAAGAGTTAAGTAAAAGAGAAAAATATTGGATAAACTATTATGATTCTTATAATAATGGTTATAACCTTACATTAGGAGGCCAAGACTCTAATTATTTTAGTCTTCACAAATTAGAAGACTCAATAGATATAAAAAAGTTTGAAGAGTATATATTGGAATTTAAGCCTCTAGCTATAGAGGTAGCTTCCCATTTCGGTATAAGTAAATGTAGTGTATATAACTTAATTAATAGAATAGGAAATCCTGATTTAGTCCTTAATTCCTATAATCCCAGAAAAGGAAAATCTATAGAAGATATAGACAAGGAAGAATTAATTAAACTATATAATTCAGGCTGGTCTATATTAGATTTAGTTAAGAGATATCATATTCAAAAAGATAAAATTAGTAAGTTCTTGAAGAGTAATGGTATAAAGATTAGAAGAGGAATTAAAGGATATAAACATAGAATATAACACTTCCACGAGTGTCCACTTCCTATATTAGGAAGAAGATTTATTCCAAACTTATGAGATGGTAAATCATAAGAATCATAGGATAAAGAGCCTATGAGATAATATACTTGGTATAAGGTTGAACTTATGGGGAGCAATACTGCAGGATGCCCTGCAGAACGGCTGTTAGCAGGTGAAAGATTCTCTGTAGATTTTGCTCCGGTAGAGAGTGAGCTATCCCGTAAGGTAGGGGATGTTAGATTTACTAGCCCCATAGCTATGAGAAATGAATGGACTACTATTAGGATTCAACACAAAGTTCCTGGCTCTATGCTAAACAAAAAGGTAGCTGTTGGTATTCCTATCACTAAGGCTACAGAGGGAGGCAAGCTTGTTAAGAGTACAACTGATATGTGGATGCATAATGTTGATTATGAAGTAGAGTGTCAGTTCTCGGAATACAAGAATAATGCTCTTGCATTCGGTACTTCTAATAGGAATTCCAATGGGGAGTATATGAATTTCGGTAAATCTGGTAATGTGATAAATCTTTGTCACCTTGTAGTGTAAATTACAAGTAAAATTGGGCAAAAACGGTGAAACTATTATATAATACAACACCGTGCTAACCTATAATTAACAGTTATAGGTAGTGTAGAGAGTAGAGTGTGAAAATGATACTTTATTAATATGAAAGGATTCATATATAAGATTACCAATCGGGTAAATGGAAAAGTTTATATAGGGCAAACACATTTTACTATAGAACATAGATGGAAACAACATCAGAAAAATTTCAATATAGAACATAGGAAGCAGCCTTTATACTGCGCTTTTGCTAAATATGGTATTGAAAATTTTGATGTTGACAAGATCGAAGAGATAGAATGTGATAAATTAGATGAGAGAGAAATATATTGGATAGCATATTATGACTCTTTCAAGAATGGATATAATGCTACTTTAGGCGGCGATGGAAAAATATATACTTGGACTGATAATCAATACGAGGAGATCAGATCTTTATATTTAAGTGGCTTTACTACTAAAAAGATAGCAGAATTATTCAATGTATCAGCCTACACTATAACAGGAATACTCAAAAGTATGAATGTAAAGTTAAGAAGAAATCCTATGGATATGAATAATTACGAGGCTCAGGAACTTATCTCTAATTATAAAACAGGATTTACTTTGACTACATTAGCTAAAAAGTATAACACAGATAGGGAAACTGTAAAAAGATTCCTCCTATCAAAGGGTGTTGATTTAAGAGAACATTCTTTAATCCTAAAGAATGTTGAACTTCAAGAATTTCTTATAGAAGATTTTTTAGCAGGGATGGGATATAAGGATCTTGAGGAAAAATATAAGGCAGATACAAGAACTATAAAGAGAATCCTAGTAATAAATGGAATCAATATAAAAGCTTATAGAGGATTAAGACAAACTGTGAAGGGGGCTTTTTGCCTAACTGATGAACAATGCCTTAATGTTATAAAAGATTACAATGATCATATGCTGTTAAAAGATATAGCACGTAAATATAAAATAAATATAAGTACTTTATATAAGCTTTTAGAAAGATATCATGTTAAAGGTAATAGATATAATCACTCCAAGAGTGTCCAAGTCCTCAATAAGGACTAAGATGTACTCCACTAAGCCTCTAGAAGAGGTCATAAGATAAAGAGCTTATGTTAAATTAGATGAAAGACAGGGGCAGGTTTAAAGGCTCAGATAGGCCTGCTGGCAGCATAGCTGTGAATAAATAATAAATTAACAAGACTAAATCGGTAAAAGTCCTAAGTTTGAAGGATAATACCGAGCTAACTATAGGAATTAAAGAGCTTATAGTAGTGTAGAGACTAGAGATTGAACCTCTTTATATTATGACTAGATATGGTAGAATCTATATAATCAAAAATACAGTAAATGATAAAGTATATGTGGGCCAGACTAAGGTTAGCTTGAAACTTAGATTTCAAAATCATTTATCTGCTGCTAGAAATGGCAAAGATTATATAATCGGAAAGGCAATAAGAAAGTATGGAGAAGATAAGTTTTATATAGAACTTCTGGAAGAATGTACTGTAGAAGAACTTAATGAAAGAGAGAAATACTGGATTGCATTCTTTAATTCTACAGATAATAGATCTGGTTATAATATCTCTACTGGTGGTAATGTTATTAGAACCACTAAAGAATTAGACAAAGATATAGTAATTGAGTTGTTTAATTCTGGTATTCCTGCATTTAAGATTGCAAAAATATTACATACAGGAGTCCCTAATGTTACTAATCTATTGAAATCCTTAAATATAAGATATGGTGTAGATCTTCAGAAAGTAGATGCTGTTGAAGAAGCTATGATAATAGATTTATATCTTGATGGATATAGTACAGTAGAGATAGGTAATAAGTTTAATAGAAATAAGAGTACCATAAGAAGAATACTTCTCAGAAATAATATTAATCTTAGAACCTTTAAAGAGACTAAAAATTTGGGAAGAAATCTCCCAACATTATAGAGATATAATGCTCCACGAGAGTTTTGCATGTAGAGTGGTGACCTACATGAATATATAGTCCGAACTTCATAGTAATATGAAGAAATAGTAGATAAAGAACTACTATGATAACATAATGTATTTGAGCAAATGGAGGTAGCTAATACTATGTATTATAATACCTTCTCTCTTAAACTTCTTGAAGATGCTCTTTATGAGCTGTCTGCATCCAAACTAGATTTTGGTGATAGATATTTCTTAATTAAAACTGGTGAAAGAGGTGCAATACAGTTCCATAAAGCTGTATTAAATGTAGTATCCGGTTGGACTCAGTTTGTACTGGATAATAGTTCCACTGGGGTTATAGAGAAAACACAATCAAGACTTCACTCTAATGCACTATCAGCAGGTTTTCAATTCGTGGAATATAAAGCACCTAATGGTGTTAGAGTAAAAATTGATGTAGATCCGTTAAGTAAGGCGGCTTAATAGAGTAATCTATTAAGAAAATCGAGCAAAAACGGTAAACTCCTTCTAAGTATTATTCTAATAATAGATGTTATGGCAGAACAATACAAAAAAATTAAAGGATACAGTCATTACAGAATTTATAAAAATGGTAGAATTTATAGTGAGTTTATAAACAGATATATAACTCCTACTGAAGACTCTAGCCATTATTTACAAAATACTCTTGTGGATGACAATGGGAATAGAAAAACAATAAAGACTCATAGACTTGTAGCTATAGCTTTTCTACCCAATCCTGAGAACCTTCCTGATGTAAATCATAAGGATTTCAATAGAAGAAATAATAATGTAGAAAACCTTGAATGGTGTACAGAAAAATATAATACTCAATATACATCTAAGTATAATTTAGACATTAATAAAGAGTCTTATATGAAATTATCTCCTCTTACTGAGGAGCATGTGTTACTTATTCCTACATTATTAAATTATGGATTCAGTGTTAAACTTATAAGTAGACTTTATAGAGTTGGCCATATAACTATCAGAAATATAGTTTCAGGTAAAACTTGGAGATGGCTAAAACTTAATTTTAATAGAGATACTTTTATAAGAGAGACTATAGAAATCCCTGCAAATCTATATGATATATTATTGCAGGTAGGAGTGGACAATACCGTGCTAAACTCTAGAGTTAAAGTACTAGAGTCAGTGTAACGCATAGTGAGTGAACCTATTTATAGAATATAATCTCACCAAGAGTGTTCGATATCCTTTTTAAGGATAATAATGTATGCTGACCTTATACAATGATAAAGTATAAGAAATACAGATAAAAAACTGTATGATAACAAAGTGATTATGATGATCCCGTAAGGAACAAGATTTTACACCCTCTAGGTGGTGTAGCAATGTCCTATAGATATGACATAATGTATATAGGCACAATGGATCAGCCTAACATATTCAAATGTGCTATTAAGGGACAGAATGAATACAGAGGGTACCAATGGGGGTTAACTGCTTGAATATCAAGCTTTGCACATTTTCTCAGCTCCCTGTTCCGCCCTTAAAAATAAAGGAACAGAAAACAGAGTTAATTGCTGGAAACTCTAAAATTTAATCGCTCTTAAACATTTTAATATGAAGAGTTTAACAGAAGAATGGAAGTTGATTCCAGGTACTGAAGGATATTATATATCAAACTTCGGCAGAATGAAAATTGAGAAATCTGCTAAATATCCAAATGGTAGAATAAGAGAAGTAGATGACTATTGCATTGACAAGGATGGATATTATAGAGCAACTTACAAAACTATTGACGGAAAGAACTGTTTTGAGCCAGTTCATAGAATAGTTGCTAAAGTATTTATTCCAAATAATGATACTAAAAAGTATCAGGTCAATCATATAGATAATAACAGACTGAATAATAGAATAGATAATCTTGAATGGGTAACTCCTAGAGAGAATGTATATCATTCTTTTAGATATGGAAATAGAAGTAAGTGTCTTAATGTTCCAAAGTATTCAAGATTAACATCCTATCAGATTTCTCAAATTTCAAATTTAAGGCAATATTATTCACTTAAAAAGATAGCAGATTTATATAATGTCTCCTATACTACAATGAAGAATGTTGTCATTAAATTAAAAAGGTTAAATCATGACAATCAGCAGCCAAGCATTTATTATGGTGACTACCATATAAATGAAGGTTCAACGACTATCCCTGATGGGAGTACATCACAAGCTAATGGTGATGGAAATGCTCTGCCTGAGTAATATACTCAGTGAAGATATAGTCTAATCTCTATGGAAACATAGAGGGGTGAATATCCCAGTAAACTGGTTGCGCGGTTTGCTAAATACTAAAATGTGAGAAATCCGTTTACAGGTCAGATAGGAAATCCCTATATGAGTTTTGACGAAGATTCTGCAGTCATACATAGAATGGCTACATTAGGTATCTGTGTTCTTGATCCTACAAGAACTATGTCTATTATTCCGGCTATTCTACAGGGCTGAGAATAATCAGATTGAAGAGAATTATGGGGGAGTAAATTCTCCCCCAAGTTCTCTTTATATAACTATTATTAAAATAATAAGGAGAAGATATGTCTAGAACAAAGATGGAAGAGAAAGTAAATTATGAGGCACTTGATTTTGAGGTAGATAATGATACTACCTCTGAGCTACCTCTTCAGGAGATTAAAATTCCTGAGCCTACAGAAGTACATGAAAATGTGAAGGAAGCCTCTAAAAAAGAAATAGATAATGATACTCCTCTTATAAATTGTCTAAGAAATGAGAGAGTTATAATAAGGCATATTCCCAAAGAGGGAGGTATGATAACCAACCCTAAACATATACTCTTTGGAGGAATGGCTGAAAATGCTGTAAGAATCTTTACAGTTCCAAGATTATCCTCTGGAATGTTTGTTAATGTCCTTACAGACAAAGAAAAGGCTTACCTTGAAGAGGCAATGGGACTTGAATATAATGCTCTCAGTGTTTATAAGAAGGTAAATAATTTCTGGGATGATAGTAATGATAGTGGTATCTCAAAAGTTAGATTAACTAAACTAGATAATTATCTTAATCTAGCAGATCCTGAAGATTACATCAGATATAAGATATTACTAGCAAACAAAGATTATATAGCTCCATCCCTAGAAGCACTTCAAGATTCTCCTAAGGCTACCTATCAGTTCGTAATTATCTCAGAGGGGGATGAAACTAGGATGGCTAAAGATAATATGAGCTCAACTATGAAGTGTTATAAAGAGTATGGTAAAATAGAGAATGATGTTGATACATTGAGAGTATTAATAGAAGCTATAGATGGTAGGCCTACCTCTCCTGGATCTCAGCTGGAATTTTTACAGACTAAGGCAAATAATCTTATACAGGCTGATAGTAAATTATTTCTTAAAACCATAACAGATCCATTGCTTAAAACTAAGGTACTCATAAAGAAAAGCATAGAAGCAGGACTTATCTCAAACAGAGGCAACTTCCTATATCTTAGGAGTGATAATACACCACTGTGCGAATTAAATGAGGAACCTACTCTTAATATAGCTGCAAAGTATCTTAATTCCCCTAAACATCAAGATATTAAATTTACTTTGGAAGCTAAAACAAAATAATATGACTACTCAAGAATTCTCTAGTGAATTTGATATATTATATAATAATATCATGAGTAATGCTGCTCCTGGACTTGATGAGTATGAAAAGTCAGTTTTTTTAACTAAAGCTCAGGAGGAGATTTTAAAGAATTACTTTAACCCAAAAGGTAATAAATATCAGGAGGGGTTTGATGATAATGAGAAGAGACAGATAGATTTCTCTAGTCTTGTCACAGTAATAACTATCCCATCGTATTCTAATTCTCAGTATATTAAAATAGATGATAGAAGTTTACTGTTTCTTATGCCAAATGATATGTTGTTTGCATTAAATGAGGTTTGTGAAATTACGGAGAATAATATTAATAGATTAGTCAATGTAGTACCTATAAGCTTTATAGAATATTCTAGACTTATCTCTAAGCCCTATAAACAGCCCCTCAAGAATCAGTGTTGGAGATTAATATCTTCTAATTTTGAAAAAGATAGAGTATTTGAGCTCATACTTCCTTTTGGAAGTATTGTACCTGGTAGCTATAGGATAAGATATATAAGCAGACCTGCTCCAATTATATTAGTAGACTTATCTACAGAATATCCAGGATTAAGTATTAATGGCATAACCTCTGTGACAGAGTGTGAGTTGGACCCTTCAATTCATTATGAGATTCTGCAAAGGGCTGTAGAATTGGCTAAATCTACATATACAGGGGATTTAAGAACTATGGTTGAACTAGGACAAAGAAGTGAGTAATGACAACTGAAGAATTTTCCAATGAATTTGATACATTATTAAATAGTTATGCTCTATCTCCCAATAAGTATGGGATGGAGAGCAGTCCTCTAACCATAGAGTTGGATGAATATGAGAAGTCAGTGTTTTTAACTAAAGCTCAAGAAGATATTGTTATCAGTTTGTATAATGGGAAAAATCCTACTGGGGATTCTTTTGAGAAAACTGAAGAAATTAGAAGATATCTGAGTGATTTAGTTAAAACTTATACGACTACTAAAGACACATCTAGCACTAATACTGGAATAAACAGTGACTCTATATTCTTCTCTCTTCCTGATGATCTATGGTTTATTACCTATGAGTCTGTTAGATTTAGTGGTGAAGGATGTCTGAATGGAGAAGAGGTCCCAGTGATCCCAACTACCCAGGATGATATAACCAGATCTATTAGGGATCCATTTAGGAGACCTAATAATAAAAGAGCACTAAGGTTAGATCTAGGGAATAATAAGGTAGAAATAATTACTAGTTTAGGTGATAGTATAGATAGGTACCTTGTTAGATATGTTACTAAACCTGATCCAATCATATTAGTAAACTTATCTGATGCACTATCTATTAATGGTGTGAAAGCAAGAACGGAGTGTAAACTGAATCCTGCTATTCATAGATCAATACTCGAAAGAGCCGTACAGCTGGCCTTATTAAGTAGAACTACTAATATAACTAAACAATAGAAACACGATTGTATAATTTAATCTTAAATTTAAAATGGCAACATTTTCTACAAATCAAGTTAGGCAACTTTATGTAGCCACTGCATTAAAATCTCCAAATGTAATAGCATCTGATACAGCAGGCTCTATTGCTGTAAAGTCAGACACAGCTAAATCTCATCTATATTTTGAATATATGGGTGCAGGAGGCATGACAAGAAGTGATTTAATTGATATTAAAAATATCTTGTATGCTAAGGCAACAGATGCAGATGATCTGGCTTATGATCTAGCAAAATATAAACTAACTCTTGATGACACTGTAAATGGTGGGGAACCTGTGGTAGCACAAGATTATATTCTTAGAATAGCTTTCAGAAATTATCCTGGACTTTCAGAAGAGGATCAGTACTTTAAGTATGGTATGGTACATGCTGTTACTGGAATGACTGCTTCAGATTTTTATAAAACGCTGGCATTATCTCTCGTAAAGAACTTTAGTAGAGAAGAGCAGGGACTTCTAAAATTCTACCTGGAAACAGGAGGAAGTGATGCGGGGGTAGTAGCCGGGACTCCGACTGAAGTTACAAAGGATACTAAGGAAAGCTCTCTTACAGGTACCTACACTGGTATTATAATTGAAGAGGCTCCTCAAGATTGGATTCTTGGTGTAATGGAGCAAGCTCCTGTAAACTTTACTATCCAACCTGACCTTATTATAGACAATGGTGATGAAAGAATCTGGGGAGTAGTAAAGAAAGTAACATCTACCAATAGCATACCTGATGGGCATAAAATAGCAGATCTAGAATATTTCTGCATGGGAGAAAGGGGAGATGTTTATAGAATGGTAGGGTTTCCCTATGTAATTCGTACTAAATATCTTGTAGATCCTGATATTAAATATAATGTAATTGACGTCCACTACGCTTATGTAGGCCCTAATGAATCAGTACAGAAGTCTGAGAAGGATATTACTATTGTAGTTCCTAAAATTGGAGCTGATAATCAAGCAAGTAATGCTCTTGCAAATAGTATTATCTCAGCTATCAATACGGCTACAGGCTTAACAATTAAGACACTTGATGTCTCTGCAGGTTAGATAGTATAATAAGGGAGACTATAGAGTCTCCCTTTAATTTTATAATACCATGATACAGTTTAACGAATTAAGAATAAATCCTCAGGGGACCCAACTCATAATTGATGTATCTGTGATAGATTCTATATATTATCAAAATGTTTATTTGGATACTATCTCTATAGACACTCAAGATACCTTTACTGAAAGTGGTCCCAGCACAAGTACTGTTTATAAGACTACTATAAGTGGTAATAGCAAATCTACCAGGTTAGAGCTGGGAATAAGTGAAATCTTACCATCTCTTCTCGATAATATGTTTTTTGTATGGGTTAAAACCAAAGGAACTCCATCTTCTTCTACACCTTGTGGCGAAGACAATACTTTAACATTAGGGGTAGTAATTGCTTTATACCCACTATATCAGCAATCTTTAAACTATATTAAAGAGGTAGAAAATGAATGTATTATTCCTAAAAAATTTATTAACTTTATACTACAACTTAAAGCCTTTCAGCTCTCAGTAAGAACTGGTCATTATCCTCAAGCTATCAAGTATTGGGAGAGATTCTTTAAGGATATTAGAAAGGATGCTGTAGTTGATAAATGTGGCTGTTATGGAGGACTTAGTTAATACTTCTCTAGATAGATACTTTAATACTCTTTCAAAGTTTGGATATAAAAGCTACTCTGAAGTTGGAAAATTAATTATTCTTATCTTCATAGAAGAGCTTTTAAGGAGTGATTGTAAATCTTTTATTACTGATGAGGAGTACATGATAATTCATAAAGCCTTATATTGTCTATATGGTTCTACGTGTCTTATTCCTTATCCAGAGTATGTGGCAACTACTTCAATTACCTGTAATGGGAAAACAATATAACAATTGATTTAATAGTTCTAATATGAAAATAATAAGACCCTTGCTACTTAGCTATCTTTTACCTATCTTTGTAGCAGGGGTTTAATATATAATTATATATAAGGTATGAGCAAATATAGAGAACTAGTATATATGGTATTAGATGAACTAAAATTATCATCAGATGATTCTTATTTCACTGAAGACCATATAATATTCTTACTTGGTAAATACAGAACACTTCTGCTTAAGCAAAGATACTCTGATATTAAGAAACCAATACCTGAGAGTAACTATCAGACTATATGTCTTAATCTTGTTAGAGTTCCTGCTATATCAGGAGAGCCATGTGAGGGAGGAATGTATCTTAGAAGTGATAAAAAAATTCCATTTGTGATGAAGATAGGCAATCCAAGAGTATATCCAATAGATTACTACCAAGGAGAAATAACTTATGTAAGTAGAGATAGAATGAGATATGTAGGACACAATAAGTTTTTACAGAATATAATATATTGTTCACTAGGGCCTGATAACTACTTATACTTCAAATCTAACAATCCTCAATATTTATATCTAGAAGAAGTGAGATTTACAGGTATTTTTGAAGATCCTATGCTTCCTCATGATTTGTTATGTTCAGGTGATGCAGAATCAATATGTGATCCAATTGACAATGAATTTCCACTGGAAGACGCATTAATACCTCCTCTAATAGAGTTGGTAGTGAAAGAGCTTACTAATCCTATTTATAGACCCAAAGATGAAAATAATAATTCTAAAGATGACTTATCAAACGTTTTAGTAAGTAAGCAGTGATATGGAAGAAGTTCAATATAATCAAAAGGAGGAAGAAAATTTCCAAGAATTCTCTAATAATATCAGGAAAGTAAGAGGACCTAGAAAACATAAGATAAAGGGTTCCTATGGTATCTATGATGGCTTTAAATATTATAGAAAAATAAAGCCAAAGAACTCTGAATATGTACTAACAGAGTCTCAATATTTTCATATTACTAGAAGGATAAATAGGATACTGGGAGATAAACTCCTGGAAGGAGAGGATATCACATTTCCGTATAGGCTAGGAAGGTTAGAGATAAGAAAGGAAGAAGCTAAAATAGTTATAAAGGATGAAAAAATCAAGACTAATTTACCCATTGATTGGAACAGGACTCTCAAGCTCTGGTATGAAGACCAGGAATCCTATAAAAATAAAACACTCATTAAAGCAGAGGAGAAAGAAGTATATAGAGTCTACTATAATAGGTATGTAGCAGAATATACTAATAAAACATTCTATCAATTTAATGTTAATAGAGACTTAAAAAGAAGGTTAAAGGAGAGTATAAAGGAAAGAAAATTGCCTGATGCTTTTAATTTAAAAGGGCATAGCGCCTATCTTAATATTTAATATATACTACTATGGCAGAATCTTATGTTAATATCAGATATATTTTGGACAGGATAATGCAGCATCCATTAATGCAGGATGTTACACTAGAGCAGGCAGTTGCATTTACTGTAGATTTTATGAGAATAGTAGGAACTCCAAATATGTTTGTAGAAAAAACTGAAATACTTGATATAGAAAATTATAGAGCTTTACTACCATGTGATTATAGCCAGATGATTCAAGTTAGAAAATTAAATGGACCAACCTTTAGATACTCTTCAGACTCATTCCATATGAGTGAATGCAGGGCATCCAGAGAAGAGTTTACAGATCTAACTTATAAGATTCAGGGAAATATCATATACACTTCTATTAAAGAAGGTGAGATTGAAGTGGCTTATTTAGCCATTGCTACAGATTCAGAAGGCTACCCATTACTTCCAGATAATAGCAGTTATACTAGAGCTCTAGAGTTATATATAAAAAAACAGTGGTTTACTATACTTTTTGATCTAGGAAAGATAGGTCCGGCAGTATTACAGAATACACAACAGGAGTATGCTTGGGCGGTAGGAGATTGTCAGTCTGAATTTAATAGATTATCTATAGATAAGGCTGAATCATTCTTTAATTCTTGGAGAACTCTTATACTGAGAGATTCAGAACATAGAACCGGATTTAGAAATAATGGCACTAAGGAAGTATTAAAACTACAGTAAACTATGCTAAAATCAATATCTTTTAGAATAAAAGGAATGCAGAGAGACTTAAGTGCTTCTGCTTTCAGTCCAGAATACGCCTATGAGAATAGAAATATCAGGATAATGCCTACTGATGAGAGCACTCTATTCAGTATGGTAAATGAAAAAGGAAATTTGACAACTGACATAGAGAATATCGGTCCTACTCTATCAGGTACTCCTATTGGCCAAGCTCAGATTGATGATAATTGGGTAATATTTACCACCTCCAAATCTTTAGGTTCTGAGGATAGGATTTATAAACTCTGGTTTAATGAAGATTCTAAACTGGAAGGAAAATTATTGTATCTAGGGAGTCTAGGATTTAGTACCGATCACCCTATTGAAACCTTATCTTTTTACGAAAATTCTGAGATAAAGAAGATATATTGGGTTGATGGCTTAAATCAACCAAGAGTTATTAATATAATGGCTGCTGATGAAATAATCCAAAAGTGGACTGATACTTCATTCGATTTTGTTCAGAAGTTGCAACTTCAGGAGGTCATTAATATTAGTAGAGATATTGTAACTAATGGAAACTTTAGTCCAGGGGTGATACAATATGCTTTTACCTATGTAAACAGTTATGCACAGGAAAGCAACATATTCTATACTTCTCCTCTATATTATATATCTTACAACAATAGAGGAGCAAATCCTGAAGACAAGATAGGGAATAGCTTTAATATAGCTATAGATAAAGTTGATAAGAATTTTGAGTATGTCAGAGTATATTCTATACATAGAACATCTATAGATGCCATCCCAACTATAAAAAGAGTAGTAGATTTAGCAATTGCTATTCCTGGTAGGTATAGATTACCTTATTTCGCTGACATATGTAACACAGAAGATATACGAGTTTTGAGTGTTTCATCAGGGTCATATACATCCTTGACACTTATACCGAATGAAAGTACAGATCCTGTTCATAAATGGGTGCTTAATTCATCTCAGTATAGTCAAGTCTCTTTACCTGGAGGGAATATAGTATATATAGAGAAAGGAAAAACTCTGGAAATCATAGTATCTAATCCAGGTATACATGGAGATACGCGTCTATATTATCAGGGTCATCTATTAGATGATCCATCGACTTATATACTAGTTGATGACTATTCTCAGAGTCATGTATCCTATACAGACACTGGAGAATCTGGAGATATAATAGATCCTACAGAGCTCCTATATGTAGGAGGAGAAGATATTACAGTAGGTACTATAGCTCAGAAAGATAATACGTTATTCCTTGGAGATATAGTACTAAACCGTAGATTAATAAGTTCTGCGGTTAAAGATTATTGTAAGTCTTTGACTCCTACGTTTGGAGAAATAGGCCATGCAATAGAATCTCCTGAACCTACTGGATATTATCCATATTATAACTCTTTAAAACAATCGTCTGCAGATATTAAAACATTTAAGTATCTGGAAACATATAGATTAGGACTTCAGTTTCAACATTATACTGGAAAATGGTCAGAGCCTGTATGGGTAAAGGATGTAAGGAATACTGTTCATATAGATTCTAACTACTCAAGTAAAGAAATAGTTAATTTAATTCAATGTGATGTTTTATTTAAAAATAGAACAATTATTAATGAGCTATTATCTCAAGGATATATTAGAGTAAGACCACTAATAGTATTCCCATCATTATATGATAGAGAGTGTATTTGTCAGGGAATATTATGCCCTACTGTTTATAATGTCCAGGATAGATATAATAATGCTCCATTTTCCCAATCCTCTTGGTTCGTCCGAGCTAATGCCCCTTTTGATGAACGTAAGGCATTCCGTTATAAACAGGTTGGTGAGAATTATAGCGCCGATACTAATGGCAGGGATACAGGTAATTTGGTGAATTTTATTAATTCCAGAGCTGGGATTATGTATAATGGTAAAGGGGAACTGCATTCTGCTACAGATTATGATCTCACAGTGGCTATAGATACAACTAACAGAGGAGCATGGGCAGAGTTCAGGCATAATTATCCTATTCCATCAAATGATGACAGAAAGGCGGAAATACAGTGTATTTATGATCCTCCTATTAATCCTTATATATCAATAGAGTCTGATAATATCAAAACATCAGAGTGGGTATCAGAAAATAAAGAGAACTTTTATGTAGATCAGTCTATCTTAACTTTCCACTCTCCTGATATTGAATTTGATACGAATGTTAGAAGTATAGATAGTTCTAGCTTAAAACTCAGAATAGTAGGGTTTGTTCCCATAACTTCTTTTGTTGGAGATATAGATATTCAAACCTCTACTCCACCACTTAATTATAAAGGACAAGATACCACAGCTATAGGATTTTATAAAGAACCCGTAGGGGTAGAGAATATCTCCAGATTTGGATATAGAGGTATTATGTCAGGTGCTTTTTGGCTAGACGAACTTAGTGGAGCTCTTATAGATAACCCCACATTAGCTCCAACTGGATTTGTAGTATACCCATTTCATAGGAATGGATCTCTTAATAATACTAAGGGTGCTACTGAAGGGTATAGGTCAGCTATGTTAGATAAGAAGAAACTTTCTAATCTGAGGTTCTCCTTAAATTCATATTACTTTAACCCTTCAGATATATGGTACGCTTATACAGCTGGTAGTACAACTAAGACAGGAATATCAGGAGTTTCTATGTTTGATTCAAACGAGGTATCTTTAATCAGAGTTCCCGCTCCTGAAAATTCAGGACTTAGCGATATAAACTATTACGGGAATGTTGATAAAATTATTACTTATCCTTTAGTAGGAGGGAAAAAGGATGGGTATCCCATTGTGACTACCGGGTTGAGGCAGAGTGCAAATTATTTGCACTCTATATTCTCTGGAGACTATGCAATCCTACCAGAATCAGATACAAAACAATCTACAGGAACAGATCCTGTTAGTATGAAATATAAATCTACTCCTCATGCAGTCTTAGCTCTTAATTACACATCTGACCATAAGATAAGGATACTACCTACTCTCATGGATAATGATGTGGGGTCTGGAAATGCTAATTGGTTTATAAACAATGAGAATGCTGATCTGTCTAATCATAAGCCTTTCTGGTCCGATTCTGAAGCAGTAGGGGTTTCTCAAGATTATCTGGATATTCAAATTCCAATAATCAAGAATGGCTCTAAATCCGGATATGGTCCCGAATTTGGTTGGTTATGGCTAGCTGAGTTATATAATGATAATGTTCAGAATAGGTTTGGGGGTCAAACTGAAGAAGCATTTGAGAATAATCAATGGCTTCCTGCTGGAGAGCCTGTATCTCTTGTTGATGCAGATGGTTATCCTGAATATACAGTTTTTATTAGATGGACAGAAGGAGATACGTATTATCAGAGATATGATCATCTAAAGACTTATCCATTTACTCTTGAAGATCAGAATGCTATAACTGATATTATATCATTTATGTGTGAAACAAGAATTAATCTTGATGGTAGGTATGATAGGAATAGGGGGCAAACATCCAACTTTGCTATGACTCCTACTAATTTTAATTTAATGAATGATGTATATAGTCAGACTAATAATTTCTTTAATTATAGAGGCATTAGCTCAAAAAGATTAAATTTGGATACCTTTCATAATACAGTTACCTGGACAAAGACTAAGACTGCTGGAGAATTAGTGGATTCTTGGACTAATGTCACCTTAGCTTCTACTTTAGATCTAGATGGAGATAAAGGAAGTGTTAGAGCCATAAGAAGATTTAATAATAATCTCATAGCTTTTCAAGATAGAGGAATTAGCCAGGTATTGTATAATGAACAGATGCAAGTTTCCTCCACTGACGGAGTACCAATTGAGATAGCTAATAGTGGAAAGGTAAATGGTAAAAGATATATAACTGATAGAGTGGGGTGCTCCAATAAATGGTCAATATGTGAAACACCTAATGGAATATATTTTATAGATGATATAACCAAAGGAATATTTCTATTTAATGGAAAGCTCGATAATATATCTGATAGATTAGGATTCCATTCATGGATCAATGCCAAATCAACTGACATAAACATATGGGATCCTGTTAATTTCAAGGGCTTTGTTACTTATTATGACAAGGTAAATGGAGATGTATTCTTTATATCGAAGGATGAGTGCCTAGCATTTTCAGAACCACTCTCTCAGTTCTCTTCCTTTTATAGTTATGAGCATACTCCTTATTTTATAAATCTTAAAGATAAGGGACTAGCTCTTAATCCTGCAAGTGGAGGTACTGTATATAGA